GCAAAAATACGAGTTACTTTCCGATGCAAAATCTTATTATTTCGTTATAACTTATTGATATATTGAATTATATATGCAAGCAACAAAACACACAGCAACAAAGTAGCAACAAATATGAGCAAAGGCTATTTTCCGCCTTGTTGCTCGCATACGCAAAGATAGAAAATTCGGTGTATTCGGCAAAGCATATCGTCGGTGGTAATTTCGCCTGTTATGTCGCCGGGGTGGTGGACGTTCTCACGCAAAACGGGAGTAACAATGTCACCCCCGTTATTTTTCTCGAATACGCCCGACACGGCGTTTTCTTTTGTTCCTGCTGTAACTTATTGTCCGACGAAAGACAGCCCCACAGTGGCGTTTATTCGCCGCCGTTCTGTTGGGCGAGTTTGCTGTCAAGCAGTTCAACCGTGTAGATGTCGATTTTCATATACTCGTTCCCGGCAAGCGTTTCCTTTGATATGCGTTGCCGCAGATCGTCCGGCATAACGCTCTTGTACTTCTGAAAGAAATCCTCCACCCGGACAATCCTTGTGGACTTCGCCATTGCCTTGCCTCGCTTTGTCGCCGTCTTTATTATCAGCGCAATGCCGACAACGGCGCAGATGATTATTAAAAGCTCTATCGCTGTCATGTCATAAGAATTTGGATGCCGCCGCTGTCAGTTGGTCGGCATAGTTATAAATATCGTCAATGCTCTCTATCCTGTTATGCTGTTCCTTTTTGTTCTCGTCAAGGAACGTCAGGCGTTTGTTGGTCGCTGAATCAAGGTACAGGCGGCACACGGTCTTTCGGTTGTTGTTGTCTATGAATACGGCGAAATAGGTCTGTGCATCCCGGTAGGTTATGCGGACTGCCTGGATAGTGTGCCTGAGTATGGACTTGATGATGTAGAACGCTTCCAATTCTTCTTCTGTCGTTACAATCTTCGGCTCGTCCTCCTTAACCTCTTTCGCCTGTTCCTGTTTCGGTGTCGGTTCGGCTGCTTTGCCTGTGCTATTATCGTTTTCCTTAATGGCAGCTTTTAGGCGTTCCGAAATAATATCGTTGATGTAGTTCCCGATAGTCCGTTTTATAAGCCCGGTAAACTGTTCAAGGATTTTGGGCGTGAATACTCCGTCGTACACCTGTTTCCCGAAGTATTTGACGAAATCGGGAGTAGGAGAGGAAAACTCCCTGCCTATGGCTGTTTTAAGCTCGCCCATGTATTTAAGCTCGCTTGCGGAACTCAAAATCTCGTTTATGTCGAAATACGACTTGTGGAATTTTTTAAGTTCCTCAATCTGCGCATCTTTGAGGTCGAGCAGGTTCACTTCCAAAAACGGTTTCCCGTCCATCTTGTTTGGCTCTGCGAGGTCTGTGTAGAACCTGTATATTATCCCGTTTGTCAGGACACCGAATTTGGCTTTTGACACGTTGAAATATCGGAGCAATTGGTTGTCGTGCAGGTTAAGGTCTTGCGCCCAATGCTTGCACTCTATCAGGATAACCGGCTCGCCGTCTTTCATTATCGCATAGTCGATTTTCTCGCCTTTCTTCGTGCCGATGTCGCAGCACATTTCCGGCAACACCTCCAAAGGGTTGAACACGTCATATCCGAGGGCGTTTATGAACGGCATAATCAAAGCCGTTTTCGTCGCTTCCTCTGTTTGCAGGTTGTCTTTCAGGTTTTCGATGCGTTCTGAAATCTGCCTTATTGAGTCTTTGAAATCCATATATCTGTTATTTAACGGTTTATCCATATCTGATAGTGTCGCCGTTGTTCGCAGATAGGCACACAAAAACGTGGGCATTCCTATCGGGTCAAGAGGTATCGCCAAACACCTGACAGCCCACAAGGAAAATGCCCACGTGTATGACGTGGGCATTCACCATTGCTTTTAAGGCTGTCTTTGAAATTTTGGCGATTTTCTTGACCCTCAAAACAATAGCAAACGCTATATTTTCAATATGTCGCTCCAAAGGTACTGAAATATATCATATTTACGGCAGAATTTCTGAAAAAAGTTTCGATTTATACTAACGAAGCTATACGTTTGATTATAGACCAAATGCCTTTCCTGTACGTGATTACGATAACGAGCAGGGCGACCCAAAAGCCGTACATCTGTGTTCTCTGCCACCAAGTAAGCTCACGTTCCACCTCAACCTCTACCGTTTCATATACCGTTCTATCTTTGTACTTGTAAACAATGCTGTCGTTCCGCTCGACAGGCGTTTGTACTTCTTTGGGGATTTCCTGCGGCTTGGTTTTCAAGTCATGGTACAGCGACCCGTCCGTGTTTATCCGGGCATCAGACGTGGCATAGTCGTTTTCAAGGTGGCTTGTGCTGTCACGTGTTGTCCGCTCCGCTGTCTGTGCCGGAATTTCGAGGTACACTGTATCGGGTACATAGACGATTTCCTTGCGTACTTCGACCCGTGTACTGTCCTGCTGTTGCTGTGTTTTCGCAAGGTGCTTTCCGGGCGAGCAGCCCCCGACAAGGAGGACTGCCGCCATGATTAAGAATATAGACCGTTTCATTTCGTTGCGCTGTTAATGTATTCGACAATTCCGTTTACGTGCAAATCGACGATAGTCTGTTTGCCCGTTTCGCTCAAAAGGTACTCGACATCTTCCCGGTTGTCTTGAAACAGGTTCTCGGTCAGAACCGCCGGGCAAACCGTGTGCTTCAAGATATACAGGTGTCCCTCCTTGTCGGGGTCGCCGTCCGTCTCGTCTTTACGCAGCTTGAACCCGGCTCTCCCTGCCGCCTTGTACAAACAGGTTGCCAGCTTGTCGGCTTTTGTGTTCCCGACACTCGTCCAAGCCTCCCAACCCCGTGCGCTCATCCAAGAACCGTTCCCTGCGGCGTTGCAATGGATTGATACAAGGATAACATCTTGCGCCCCGTACTTGTTTGCCCGACGGCATCTCTCGCCCAATGATACGTCGTTTTCCTCCGGCGTAATCCTTACGGCATCCATGCCACGGGCTTTTAACGCCTGTTCAAGCCTTGCCGCAATTTCACGGGTATAGGCATACTCCCTCAATCTTCCGTCCGGTGACCGCTTCCCTGCGGTGTCCTTTCCGTGTCCGTTGTCAATCAATACTACCATAAGTCAATCCTCCATAGTTTTACAGGCAACCGATGATTATACCGACCAAATCGCACAGCAGGTCTTTCTTGTCGAATGTTCCCCTGCCGAGCCATTTGTCCCATACAAACTCCTTTGCCAAACTGATAGCGACTGTTGCAATAATTGCAACCCACAGCGGCAGTACGATGTCAATAACGCTCACGAGGACGATGCAGCAGAGAATGTGCAGCAGCCCGTCCTGTCCGATGTAGTTCAAGATTTTTTCTTTCATTTTGATACCTCCTCTTTATTTATTGGTTTGACATTGTTTCTTCTTTCGCTCAAAGCCTTGTTTATCCCTCCTCCAGCCATGAAGCCGCCGATGCACAGCATAAACAGTCCCAAAGCGTCGAGGTCGGTTTTCAGATAGCCGTTGGTGCATACGTCCCACACGAGGCAGAAGCACACGCACAGCCCGACCAAAGCCCCGACGACGCTTGACAGAACGAGGGCGAATGACTTGCTGCTGTCAAGACTGTTCGCTTTTATCAGGCTTTTCAGATAGTCCGCTATTTTCATTTTCTTTTTCGTCTATGTTTTGATAATACTTGTCATACTCGTGATTGGCGAGCTTGACAAGGCGGCAGTAATCCCTCGGCGGCATACGTTTCAGGCACTCGTCGTCGGGTCGCACACAGAGGTTGTGCTGCGCCTCCACGAGCTTTATCTGCAACATGGCGTTTTCACGTGTCAGTTGGTTATTAAGCCGTTCCAACTCGTGCTTTTCCTCGTACAGTTTATCCACACGTTGGTTAAGCTCCCGTATCTTCTCGTCCTGCTGCTCAATACGCTGTTTAAGGCTCTCGACGAGCGTGCGCATCACGCTCATTTCCTTTTCCTCCGCCTCAAGTTCCTTTATCTCCGCTTCCGCCTGTGCCTTTCGTCTTTCAGGCTTCATGAAGAAAAGGAACTTTATCAGGCTGAACCCTCCGAGGGAGGCGACCGCCCCGATAATGACCTGTAAGATTCCATTCAGTTCCATGCCTTTCTTATAATTGGGTTTCGAGTTCATTAATCCTGTCCCTTGCCTGTTGCCGTTCCGTATGCAGGGCGTTGATGTCGTATGGGAGCGGTTGCCCCAACAGTGAAGCCTCATAGCATTTCATGACCCTGTAATCGCTCTGCGCAAGGCTTTCTTTCAGTTCCTCAATCTCCGTGCGCACACGCTTGATGTCGAACTTCCGCACATAGTTGTACGCTATGTGGTCTCCGGCATCATACGGAACAGGAACTATGATGTAGTTCTCGTCGTCTGACTCCATCTGTGCCTCGTCTATCATATCGACGGGCTTCCACTCCGGCGAAAGCCCTGCAATCTGTTTCTCGACCGACACGGTTTCTGTCACCTTGTTTCCGTCCTCTCCGATGCGTATTCTCGCAATCGGCTCTATAAAACGGGAGTGGAGGCAATCCCCGTCCATATATCCATATTCTACCATAATTTTCAGAATTTATATCTGCTCAATAGCCATACTTGTACATTTTCTCCGTTTATTGAAGCCCGGACGAAGTGAGCGATTACTTCTTGACCGCATCCTACATCGTAATACTCATTCTCCGTATTATCATCGTAGAGTTTCTGACCGCTTCGAGGATAGATACGCATATACCCCGTCCACCATTGCTTCAAAATTATCGTCTGTCCCTCACGTGAGGAAGCCGGGAGATATACATTTGCCCGTCCGCTCGTAAATCCTACGACGAGCGACATATAGTCTGTGAGATAAACGCCTGATGATGTAATGTACTTCGTCCCGTACACCACGCCCATAGCCTTTAGCAACCTGAAATAACCGCCATAATACGGTGCTGTGCTGCTGTTTGATGCTGTTCCGTACACTCCGGCAACAAGCCTTTCGTCCGCACCGATCGACCATGCGCTTTTGCTGAGGTTTCCCCAACCCAACCCACACACGGAAGCCCGTTGGTCGTAACCTGTGGAAGCGGCGACACACTGTGTTCCAGCCCTGTTAGCAAACAGTCCCGACGGCGACATATAGCTTGCATAGTTATTGCTCTTTGAACGTGTTTCAACAATTCCGTTGGAAGCGTCAAGCGTGATGATAGAGCCGAGCGTCGTTTCCATAGAGTAGTCGCCGCCGGATCGTGCCGAGGTTATCTGTATGCGGTTGTTCTTTGCGTCAAGCTCGATGATGTCGCCGCTTGCGAGCGTCGATACAATCTTGCCCGACTTGATGAACCAATCGCCGATGTTCGCGCCCTCCGCCAATAACAGGTTTGTCGCTATGCTCTCAAACGAAGCCCCGAATGAGTTCCACTTGTTTGCATCGGGGGGCGCAATACCTTTGAACGTCCCGGCATCGACACGTGCAATGTAATAGGTGCTTCCCTGTTTTACGCAGTCGAGCCTGTATTTGTTGCCGTAGTACGTTTTCGAGCTGTCATACACGCCACGGTACACCATTACAGGACTTGAACCGTCCGCACCGTCCTTGCCGTCGTATGGCGTTATCCTGACAGGTGTTGACCACTGCTGTACGAGCGTCTTGCCGTCGGCGGATTTCTTGGCTATCGTCATCCACAGGTATTGCCCGGCACTCAAAGAGGGCTGCGTCGTTGTCCATCCGCTCGGGTTGAGTGATGTCTTTGACAGGCTCGGGGGACTTGTCGTACTGCCGTTCTTTGCATAGCGCAGTTCGTAGTAGTCGGCATCCTCTCCGGGTGCACCCGGACTGCCGGGGTCGCCCTTGTCGCCCTTGATTGACCCTACGTTGTTCCACTTCGAGCCGTCCCACACGTGCAGGTTTCCGTCAATCAGATAGCCGTCGCCAACCTCGTTCCCGGATGTCGGAAGTTGTGATGTGCTGTCGAGCGAGCCTTTTATTTTCACGCTCGTACCGTCCGCACCGCTCTCTCCCTTTGAACCCTGTGCGACAATCTGCCAATATACCGTGTTCGTCGGTGCAACACCACGCCTTGGCGTAGCGTTGATATATCGGTACGTCGATGTGTTGTTGTTCACGGTGTATGTTACCTCGTCGCCCTGATAATAGGTGTACGACGAGTTGTATTTGCCACGGAAGCAGCCGAGATAGTTTTCCTCTCCGCTTTGGCTCTGCACAAGCGTACCTTTCAGGCGCAGTTTCCCATCGCCCTCCGAGTTGAAGTCAAGGACGTTTCCGAGCTTCATAGCGTTGGCGAGCATATCAAAATAGCTGTCCCCGTTCCCCGATACAATTCTGTCGGTGGTTATCCGCCCCGGCAGTATCTCTGAGAAACCGTATAGGGTTGCAAAACTACGTTCCCCGTCGTATTCGCTGTTAAGCACACCGACGAGCAGATGATAATACCCGGAAACGCCCTCCAACTTGATAGCTGTTTCGGACAGCAGGAACGAGCCGGTCTGTGCCGTCTTGCTCACCTTGGCGTACAGGTAGTATTTCGTTCCCCCGTTGTCAAGCCGTCCGCTCGTGTATTCGGGCATATCCCAATACCTGTACTCGCTTGCGGCGTGGGAGGAACTCAACGAGCTTATACCGATAGTCAGGTGCTGGATTATTCCTGCGGCGGCTGTAAGCTGTTTCGTCGTGTTGTCGTAGGTTATGCTGTGTGCCACGCCGACGGGGTTTGTCTTGCTGTTCACGAAACGGAACTGCAAGCTCTCGTCACCGACGAGCATCTGCATCGTCTGTATGGCTATCGGGTTGATGCTGTTCGTGAAATTGTCGAGCAGGGCTTCCTCCAACATCGACATTGTTTCCTTTGCGTCCCGGAAGCGGCGTTTGGTAAACTGTATGGCATCCCTGTGGTAATCATCGACAAGCACCTCGTCGCTTTCAAGCTGTTTCAGGGTTGTGGAGAAGCTTCCGCTCACGGTCGAGTTCGATAGTTCTATCTCCGGGCTGTAAGGCTTGTTGATGTAGTCTTTAATGCCTGTTATTCTGACAAGCACCCCGTCCTTTTGGAAACGGTCGTCTGAAAACAGGATATACCCTCCGAGCTTTATCTTTCCGCCTATGTTTATCCAATCCTTTTTCGACCAAATATCGTCAAGTTCGCCCGTAAACGAGAACTTCTGTTCCTCGTTGTCGAACAGGTAACGGACGGCGGCACGAAACATATCCCACGACGCCCCCGTCTTTGTCTCGTCGTCACGTATGTATGCTTCCGGCATACGGCATTTGAACACGATGTAGGTGTCTGTCGTCTGCGGCGCAAACGTGGCGTTCGGCATCGTCTGACCGTCAATCTCCGCCGGGACTATCTCGAAACGCCGTGCCGCCTTTCCCTTTTCGGCGTTATGGTGGTATTTCACCTCAAACTCGCGGCTGGCGAGCATTCCTGACTGAAAGATGATTGTCATTGTTTCGCCCTCTATAAGGCAGTTCTCATAGTTGAGCGTATTGGGTATGGTGTTGTCCACGATGTCGTAGAAGTTGTTGTCCGCATCTTCCACGACGACGCTCGTTACCTTTCCTGTGCGCTTCGGGAATATGTCCGAGCAGTCCAAGCTATCATCCGCAAGGGAGGTAAGCTCCTTGTCGCTCCGGCGTATCGAATAGCCCAAATCATCAACGACGTATGTACGGGCGTTCGCAGGGTTGAAATTCGGGTCGCCCTCGAAATAAACGCCGTCATACCGTATGCTCTGACCTTTCGGAAGAAGAAGCTCGCTACTGCCGTACTTGCTCGGGTCGATATTGTCCGTACCGCCTTGAACATAGAGTATCTCTATGGGTGGCGTGTCGCCATAGTTCGACCGCCCCACGCCCGGCTTGAAACCGTTGCCACGTCCGTATGACAGCGGCAGGGGGTTGTTCTTATTGTATTCCACCTTGCGCAGATGTACGGTCTTGCCGACAAACTCAAATTCCGTTTTGAACTCCGTTGCCATCATTCCGAGAGCGTCCCAACAGTACACGTGATTATAATTTATCAGCGTTTCCGTGCCGTCGATGCACTCGCCGACTTCCCATCCTGTGTCCCGGCGGTTCATATTGTCGACGAACATTTGAAGATGCTCTATCGGCTTCGCCGTGAGTGAGAATTTAAGCCGTCCGTCAACCGGGTTGCGGAACTTCCATATCTTGGCTTTCGCCTGATTGGATTCGAGCGTCACGGTGTACTCGAAGTTCCGGCTGTGCTTCATCTTGAAAGCCTCCGGGCGTTCAAGCGTGTACCGCTCGCCCTGATAGATGCAGTACGAGCCGACGGGTATCTCCACGTGTTCCGCAAGCGAGTAATGGAGCGTCAGGTTGTGGTCGCCCTTGATTACCCGGTAACGGTAGCTGTTGTCGTTAACCGTGACATCGAGCACCTTTATGTTCTTGTTACTGTATATTATCATACCCTTTTTCGTTCAAAGTTATTTTACTCGAATTTCGCCGTATTCGCGTTATCTTTTTGATGTGGTATGTTTATATTATAATCACTCAAAAGCCGCTAAATCGGGCTGATTTCGCTTTACCCGTCTATGTGAACTGATATATCTTTCCGTTGCCGCATTTCGTGGCTTTAATGACAGTTATAAACGGGAAATCCTCTTTCTGTACTTGGTCGAGGACACTTTTCAAGGCTGTGGAGTTCGTGAAGAATTTGCCTTCCTCCTTGCCGTCGGTCGTCCGATAGTGTATGAGGTAACGACCCTCCCCGTGTTTTGTCTTGACACCGGGGAGGTAGTCGATAACCTCTATTTCGCTGTTCAGGATGTCGGTAACCGACACCTGCGGACAGTTGAAAATCTTTCGGTCGTCCTGTTGCTTGATACCGAGTTCGCTGAACCGCTTTGCCATAGTGCTTTTACTCTACGAGTTCTACATAAATGCCTACAAGGTCTTTCAACGGGTTGTAAACGGGTATTTCCGTATCACGGGTACACAAGTACACCTCGCCGTCCTGCGAGTAATACTTGCCCTGTTCCAACTCCATATTGTTGTCATAGGGGATAGGGTCGTCCTCTGTTCCGGCTGCGCTTTCGACGATTTCCGTGTACAGGCTCTCCGTCCCGGTGCCGGGCTTCCACTGCTCCTGCACAGTGTGTTCTTGCAGGACTTTCCACAGTTTGCCGTCGTACTGCATCTTCTCGTCTTTCTTCACGGTCTTGCCGATAAGCGTACCCCAATCGGGATAAACGGACTTGACAGCCAAAGCGTCGCTGTCCGTAAGGCTCATCGTGTTTACGGTCAAGGTCAGGAGCTTTGCGATGTCGGCAATCCTCGGCGTGAGGGCTGTTGCTGTTTTGGGCGTAACAGACGTTTCCTCACCCAAGTCCTTGCGCACCTGTCTTTTCACGTTGGCTACGAATGACAGATATTCCGTGTATTCCTCCACAATTCCGGCTTCAACATCCAACCCCTGCTGATAGGCGTTGAACTTGTTTACGAGGGCGAGTTCTGCGGATGCCGTGTATTTCGCCCGGATAACAGCCTCTATGACCTTGTCAGACGTTACGGGCTTCCATATCGTAACTTCCTCGCATTTCCACTGCGATGCCTTTTCTTCTCCGGCGTTCTCGTCGGTCAGTTCCGGCACTACTTCCTCGATGTTGAAACGATAGACATAGCTCCCGTTTCCCACTGCCTCCAAGTAGGGAGGCTTGCTGTCATAAAATGCTTGCATGATGCTCTTGTTTAATTATGGTTCGTAAAAGATGTTTGCTGTTGCTGTGCTTCGCCCAACCCAACCAAGGGGCGACAGCCTGTTTGTAGGCTTTCGTGTCAAGCGGCGGTTGCCGTTTGTTGAGCTTGGCGGCGGCACGGCAGAAATTCTGTTTTATGCTCTTTCTGATGAGCTTCTGTTTCCTGTAAAACTTGTAACCGACATAATCAAGCCCTCGTCCGTGCCTGTCGTAGCGGTTCACGGCGATAGGGAAGATTTGCCAATTATCCTTAACTCTCAATTCAAGTTCCTGTTCGAGATAGGGTTTGACAAACTCGTGGAATAACCTGCGCAGCGTTTCCTTGCTTTCGCTGTAAAACGCGAAGTCATCGGCGTATTCCTCGCAGTCTATCTTCCACACTTCATTTACCTTGTGCATGAAGTAACAGAGGAACAGGTTGGCGAGGTACTGCGACAGGTAATTTCCGATAGGCACACCGTCTGCGCTGTCGATGATTTCATCAAGCAGCCACAGCAGGTCTTTGTCCTTAATCTTGCGGCGCACGATACGTTTCAGAACGTGGTGCTTTATGGACGGGTAGTATTTCTTGATGTCGATTTTCAGGCAGTACATCGGCTTTCCTTTGTACTTCCGTATCATCTTGTCAACGTGTCGGGCACAGCCCTCTATACCCCGTTCCTTGACGCAGGAATAAGTGTTGTACGTGAATGTCTTTACCCATATCGGTTCGAGCACGTTCATTATTGCGTGGTGGACGATACGGTCTGGATAGTACGGCAGACGATAAATTATCCGCTCTTTCGGTTCATATATCTTGAACACGTCATAGGGCGAAGTCCTGAATGTCTTTGTAAGCAAAGCCTCATGGAGAGCCTGTATGTTGGCTTCCCTGTTACGGTCGTGAACCCGTACACCGTATGAGCGAGTTTTCCCACGGCGAGCCTTTTCATCGGCAAGCCGCAGGTTCTCGACTGATATTATCTGTTCGTATAAGTTCCCTATACGTTTCATCGCTTTGCTTTTCTTATTCGGAGCGTTCGGTAGCCCATACAACGGGCGTTCCTACCAGCACCTTTCGGGTTACTTGAAATTTTCTGCCAAGAGGCAAGGTCGTCGCTCCCTTATATCTTTGTCTTTCTGACATTCTAAAGCAAAGGCGAGAGCCGATGTTCGTATTCGTATTCGAGGGGGTGTTATTCGAGTTCGCATAGGCGAAGCCTGCATTCGCACCGTTATTCGCGTTACCGCTGAACAGGACACCACGGAAGCGACCAACCTTTATCGTCATAACTATCTCTATTTATAATCCTACTTCGTTATCCAACACGTATCAGACACGGACGCTTACCGGGCTATGCGCTTTGCGGTAAAAAGCAAAGGCGAGAGCCGATGTACGTAGACGTAGTCGAGGGGGCGTAATTCGAGTGCGCAAAGGCGAAGCCCGCAGTCGCACCGCTATCCGCGCGACCGCCGAACAGGACACCACGCAGGGTTTCCTTTGTGGGTATATTCGTATAGTGGTAGTCGCAGAAGAATTGGGTCGAACCACCGCCGACAACCGACGGCATAATCTCGCCGTATTCTCCGAAGATAATTTCCTTGACATACCCCTCCGTACGGGCTTCATTTCCAACATGCGAGTAGCCGTCGTAATTCGTATCGTTGAATTTCGACGGGTCGGAGCATACGAACACTTTTGACAGGTTGTCCCCTCCGTTCTCTGTCGTCGGGCTGATACGCACGTTGATGCCGTCCGTCCACTGCCAGATATGCCCGAAAGGATTTTCGATGCCACGGTAACGGGGTACGTCGAAAGTCTTTGTTATCGTGCTGTCGTCGTTGGCGGCGGTATAGGAAACCGTGCCTGTGCCGTTTCCGAGCGTGTCGGTGTGTCCGCAGGGAACGAACGGATAGTAGCCGTTGAAGTTCGACCACGTGCCGTCCCAAGTGGTGACACCTGCCCCAAGACCGCCCTGCCGGTAACCCTCCGCTGTCAGCTCGGCATTGAACGCCGCCTGTGTGTTCAGCGTGGCATACTCGACGGCAAACAGCCAATAAAGCGTTTTCTGTGCGTCGTAGGTCATGCAGTTCCATTCAGACGTTGCCGAATTGTTGCGCTTACGGGCATAGTTGCGGAAGTTTGTGCGGCTGATTTGTGTTGCCGGACGACCGAGGAATGTCCTGTACGTTCCGTCATATTCAGCGTTGTTGTTGCCGCCCCTGTACTGCTCTGCCATGTTCACGATTGAGCAGAGCTTCAGGTTTGTCCTGTCAAGGACAGCCTCGTATGCCGAAATGTACATCTGCGGCACTTGATGATAGCCCGGCAGGGGCTGTTCGCTGATACGCACACGACGTATCGTGCCGTCCGTTTCAAACTTGCGGTAATGCAGCGGTATCTCCACCATGACCTGTCCACGTGAGCCGTCCCGGACTTGCCCCGTCCAATCACGGGGGTCGAGGTATTCCACCACTTGCCCGTTGTCGTCAAGCAGACAGCCTTTCATGCGGCTTTGGATAGGTACGGACTTGTGGAGGTCGGTGTTTCCGATACGGGTACAGGTCGGGGTCGATACCGTCGTGTCGAACTGTATGCCGTAGCTGCACTGTTCCTCCACGTAGGGGATAAGCGAGGCGAGTGCCGCCTTTTTGCTCTCCCCGTCCGTGTCAAGCACCTCGCAAAGGAGGTCAAACGGGTTTGTCCCTGATACGTTCGGCAAATCGCTTAACCGTTTGCCGTTCTCGAAAGCCTCGATGATTTCTCTCAACTTGCTTTCTTCTTCACTTGTCATTGCCATACTTTTAACTGTTTAAGAATTTGAAAACTGATTTATCTCCTTTCTTTATGAGCATCGCCGACGTGGGCGTGTTCATACGCAGGGCTTTTTTCTTCTTGCGCAGGACTGATGCAGTCCACGCACGTATGCGCCTCGACAGCGACAGGAAAAGCGACACAATCATACCTCGCCCTCCACATAGCAGCCGCTGCCCCAATAGATGTCGTTTGTCGCAAGGACTTCCGTATCGGGTGCGAGTTCCACAATCGCCATCGGTGTCCAGTCGTTGAACGGTACGGGTGCTTCCGACGGCTTTTCGTCCTGACTGCATCGCACGGCAAGAACCGTGTCAAGCGTCGATGTGCTGAATTTCGGTCGTACATAGACAGAGAACGGAACGTCGCCCGGCAGTTTGAAACCGTTTGACAGGTCGTCGATTTTCCCGTGGGAAACAATACGACCGCCGTTCATAAACTCGCTGATGTAACCTTTCTGTGCCATTTCGTTTCGTTTTTGAGGTTTGACAATTATCCGAATCTTAACGCCCCCGATTGGGTCAGCCGGAGGCTGCTGTTGGTCGCTTTTCTTAATGCCGGGGCGACGACCTCTATAAGCAGCGTTTTGGCAAGAGCCGTGTTGCAGGTCGGAATGACATGTACCGTGCTTTTGCCCCTGCCGACAACCGTTATGCGCCCGTCTGTACCAACCGTTATCGCCTTGTTATCGCTGATGAAAATCACATTTTGCATAGCACTCGCTGGCGATAATGCAGCTTTGATGTAGTTGGGCTTCACATTCCCGACGGTCAACCGGGTAACACTTTCAACTGTCATTCCCGTAGGTACAAGCCGACCGAGCGTCAAAAGGACATTATCGGTGGCGTTTACCGCTTCCTCCGTTGCCTCCTGTGCCGCCTCTGTCGCTTCCTGTGCCGCTGCGGTTGCTTCGTTGGCTGCGGTCGTGGCTTCCTGCGCATCTTCTGTCGCTGTATCGCAATCCTCTTTTGCCTTGTTTGCCGCATCTGTGGCGGCGTTGGCTTTCTTCGTCGCTGCGTCGGCATCTTCCTTTGCCTTGATAGCGTTGGTGGTTGCTGTTTTGGCTGCTGCTGTCGCTGTGTCGGCGTTCTTTTTAGCCGTGTTTGCCGCCGCTGCCGCAGTGTTTGCTGCGTCCGTGGCTTCCTTGGCGTTCGTTACCGCCTGTGTGGTCTGTTGCTCGACAAACTCCAACGATACCTTGACGCTTCGGTTGTTTGCGTCCGTTCCTATCGTAAACAGCCCTTTCAAGGAGCTGTATAACGGGAGTTCTGAAATCTTTATCTTCTTCATATCTGCGTATCTTAAATGGGTTACACAATGCTAATCGTTGAACCTGAATTTGCCGTTTGATGTCAGGCGCAGCGTCGCCCTGTCGTTGACGAACCGCACGGACGGGTAGGTGTACCTGTCAAGCAGCATGTCGATAGCGTAAACGCCGTTCTCTGTAAAGACGATGATGTTGTCCTCCGTCGCAAGCACAACGTCGTCCTCCGTTATCCTGAAATCGCTTGTGAACGTGACGGTCAGCGTGAATTTCAGCCAAGGTCTGCCCTCCGGGTCAAACTCCTGTACGGAGCAGCTCTTGTAGTGGCACGGGAAATCCTGTTCAAGTTCGTTTACCCACAGGGTGCGCTCGTCCGGGCGTATGAGGTCGTACAGCAGGGCATCATAGTTACGCCAAAGCTCGTTGAGCGTTTCCGCCCTCATAAGGCAGTAGAGCTTCACGTCCTTGCTCTTATAAAGCACGTTCTTGCTGTCATAGATAACCCCTGTCTGCGTCTTGATGTTACGCAGGAGGTTCGTCTTGACAGCAGCGGGTTTCTGAACCTCCGACAGCGTCCCTTGCAGTATCCGAACGCCGTATGCCGTGAAAGGCTGTCCGTCTATGATGTAGTCGTCGTATTCAGCCACCGTGCTTGCCGGTGCTTTGTACTTGTACCCGTCCAACGGAAAGTCGTCGGCAAAGCGGATTTTCACCTTTCCGAGCAGCTTCGCATAGTCAAAGCTCGTATGCGACACCATCCGTAGCGTGTATTTACGCCCTATGGCGGCGCAATCGAACACGTGGTATGCTCCGTCCGACAAGAGGTTAAGGAAGTCGAAATAGCGGCTGAAAACGCCCTGTGTGGCGAACGTGATGTTTATGTCACGGGTATTGAGGACGGGTGCGGACAGGTCAGCCTCTATGCCGTCCTCCTCGCTCCAATCGTTGCTGTCGACAGATTTCAACGGCGGCATCGCAACGAGTTCGTTCCACCCGTTGTCCGACACGTACATTCCGAACTGTTTGTACACGTCCTGCCCGTCGATGTATAATCTGCCTGACATCATAGGATTATCGCATTTTCAGAGGTGTTCTTAATCACGCTGCAACCGACAGAAGCCGTCACGGAAGCGACAGCCCATTTTGATGCGTTCACGACGGCTTTTGCGCCGTGTAACAGCACAATCTCGTGTTGCTTGCACTCGTCGCAGTTTACCGTTGCGCTCGTCCGACCGATAAGGATTGCCCGTGCCGGGTTCTTTAGCGTAAGAACCCCGGCATCTATGTATATGCCGTACTTTTCCACGCCCTGTCCTTTGAACAGGCGGAACGTGGCTATATTCGGGAAATGGTATCTGATGCAGAACTCCAACCCCTGCCGGGAGGTGAATACTGCGGCAAGTTCCTCTACCGTGCGTTCCGTTCCCTTGAACATATTGCACCTGCGGTATTTCTCCGCCACGTTGTGCAAGGAACGGCTCTCGCATTCCTGCCGGGCTTGCTCCTTGGCAAGCACCCACTGTGCGTAAATCTGTCTTATTATCGCTTCCATACTCGCTAACTTTTAATTCTTATTCCTTTCAATGCCAAATCATTCACCGTGTTGCGCATATCCCTGACATCGCTCTCAACGTTCGCCATACGGACTGACAGACCGTCCGTGTTTCCCTCGATATTCAGGACGCTCTGCAGGATAAGGTTCGCCGTAGCGACGAGCAGCTTTGTGTTCTCGCTGATGGAGTAGGTGTGCCCCTGTATGGCTGTCGCCCGTCCGTTAAGCTCATCCACGCTTTCCTGCGAGGCGGTCGCTATGCCTTTCTCCGAGGCTTCGCGTGTCGCTTCCTCCGTCACGTTAAACATATTCTTCACGCTGTCCGGGAGAGCTTCCCATATCTCGGCGAAATCCTGCCCGACAGCGTTAAGGTCATTGGCGAAACCGCTCATGGAGGCAATGACAGCGTCAAGCCCCATAAACTGTCCGTCCTTGAACCATTTGTTCTTGTACTTGTCGAATATCTCCCCAAGCGGCTCTTCAAGGTATTTCGACACGAGCATACGCTTGATAACGTCACCCACGATGTCCTTGACCTTTTCGCCCCAAGCCTCGGCATAGTCCTCGCCGTCCTGGAAAGCGTCAAAGAATGCGTCGCCGAGTTCGCTGGCAATGTCAGCAGCCGAACCGCCGATGATTTCCTCGACCATATCGTTTATCACGGCGACAGCCTGTTGCCCGAGTTCCTCAATCTGACGCTCCCATTCCTCTATCTTCCCGTGGTCGGTGTCTTTCTTGTCGTTCTCGGCGTTGATCTGCTGCTGAATGAGCAACTGCTGTTTGGCGATATTCTCCAATTGGTCTCTGCTGCTCTCGTACTTCTCCGCTCCGAGTGCCTTGTCTGCGGAGTAGGCGATGTCGGCGTATGCGTCGGCGATTTTCTCGGCAGACTTTGCAAGCAACTCTTGGTTGTTCGATACCGTTGAAAACAGCGTCCTCCACGCTCCGGCGACATCGTTCACGGCGAGTTTGTTCTGTATCAGCTCGGCTTTCGTTTCGGATAGCGTCTGCCGGATGCGGTCTATCGCACGCCCTGAATTTTCCTGCAACCGCACAATGTCGGCGTTGTCGAGTTCCCATTGCAGTTGGTCAATACGGCTCTGCAAGGCTTCGATTTCTTCCTGTTTCTTATCGTCGTTGTTGAACAGGTTGACAATCTGCATCGCTATCTGCAAGGCGGCTGATATGATAGTCAGTATAACGGAGGCTTTCTCAACTGTCTGTATGGCTGTGGCGGCGGTTGTCGCCGTTCCCTGTATGCCCTGCGAGGACATATTGACAAGCGAAACAATGCCGTTTATCATTGACAGCGAAGAAGTCATAATGCTTCCGGCTGTGGATATGATTTCCCCGGCAACACCTCCGACGGTATCGCCTATGCTCTCAAACTCACGCTCGCACTCCAACAGCGTCTTGTACAGGTCTTCCCACTCCTTGATACTGCGCTTGTCGGGGCTGACACTGTTTTTGGCGTTGGCTTCCGACACTTTTTTCTTCGCCGTCGTCACCTTTGCCCGTGCGGTGGATAGCTGACTGCCCGAAGCCGTGCCGGAGCTTTCCAACTCGTTAAGCTCGGCTTCCGCCTGTTCAAGAACCGCCTGCAGCTGTTCAAGCGTATAGTTGGCAATCTCGTTGCACCACGCCCGGTATGTTTCCTCCCGTTGGGCGAACTGTTCATCGACGGCTTGCAGGGCGTTCTGCTCCTGTAAGTCCAACTCGTCCACATTCCCCTGCGTGACACCCTCCCGGAGCTGTCGGTTTCCGTTCGCGTCAAGGACATAGTTGCCTTTGTCGTCGGTCTTGTAAAGCTGCTTGCGCTTGTCTTCGTATTCCTCCGTTATTTTCAGCCTTTGCTGCTCGTAGGTCATTACATCGGCAAGCATTGCGTCGAGGGCATCCTTGTTTCCCTTGCGGCGTATGTCGGCTGCAAGGTCGGCGTAATCCTTTATCATAGCCTGCTGTTCCGGCGTAAGGTCGGCGACTGACAGGTCAAGCGAAGCCCTGTATGCAAGCTCTTCCTCTTTGGAGGCTTTGGGGTTGGCGTTTCGCCATTCAAGCACCTTTTTGTCGGCGAGGGCATTCAGCATATCCTGCGTGCGTTTCTCATTCTCGGCGATGAGCCTGTCATAATTCAGGTCAAGCTGCATCATCGTCTTCTCGAAACTGTCGTCCATAAGGTTTATGCGCTGCTGCCTTATATCCAATTCCGCCTGTTCCTGTGCCTCCTGTACGCTTCGTGAATACTCGGCAATCTGCCTGTTCCGCTCGGCTGTTTCGTCTGCAATCTGCTGCTGTTCACGGGCAAGGCGTTTGGCTGCTGCCTCACGCTGTTTTTTCTCCCTTTCTGCTTCCTTTTTGTTCCGCTCGGCTTCCCTTGCTTTGTCGTCGGCTTCGGTCTGCTTCTGTTCAGCGGCTGTGGCGTAATCGGCACCACGTTGCAGGAGTTGTTGCTGCGAGAAATACTTTCCGTTGACATACGAACCGTTCGGGCTGCTTTGACCGATAGCCGTAAAGCGTTTGGCGAGCCTTTGAAGCTCGTCCAAATCCATATTCTCCATCCACTTTGGTATCTCGCCTCCTATGCGGATAGTGAAGCCGATAGTATTGTTCGAGTACTGCGACATCAGATTTTTGATGTTCTCGTACAAGTCGTGTACGCCCTCCGTAGGCTTTTGCAGACCTTTTTCTATGGCTTCTACCTTTTCGGAGAAAGTCAATGCACCCTCTGCGGCTGCACGTTCAGCGTCCGACGCTTTGTTCACGGCTTCGGAGTAACGGTCGTATTCCTCCCTCGCTTGTTGTATGGAGTTGATATAGTTCTGTACGAGGTTCTGATGATTGAACAGTCCGTCCGTTAGCCACTGTTTCTGTATGGTTTCCTCGCTTATTCCTATGGCTCGCATACGGTCTTGTATCGTGGCGTAAATCTTGTTGATACCCTTTTGGTATTCTTCGCCCGTCTTTCCGGCAATCTCCGTGATGTTCTGTTCAACTACATTCCCGATAATGGTAGATATTGCGGCGGCGTTCTGTTGCAGCTCCTTATTGTCCCCCAACAGCAATGTTCCCTCTGTCATAGCCCCTGACAGGTCGGAATAAAGCGTTTTCTGCGCCTCCGAGAGTTGCGCCGCATAGTTCTGCGCACCCTGTTCAAGAGCGTTTGCACGCTGCCTTTCCACGCCCTCCTGCTTTATCAGCTCGATAGCTTGCGCACGTTTGGCGTTTACCATGTCGATGCTGTCGCCCTCCTTGATAGCTTGCAAGCCGTATTCTTCGAGTATGCCGTTAAGCTCGTCCATAACCTTTTTGTGGGTGGACGTGCCGGCTGTCAGACCGTTCAGGGTCATGGAAAGGGTTTCGACACGTGATATTGTCTTGGCGGCACTGTCGCCGTATTTGTTTGTCATTTCTGCCGCCTCGCCGGACTTCGTAGAGAACAGGCTGAAAGCGGTAGCGGCTGCTGCGACAACAGACAGAACCAAGCCCAACGGGTTTGCCTTGACAGCCATATTGAACAGAAGCATAGCGTCCTTTGCACTTGTCACGCTTTTTGCCAAGGACAGGAAAGCCGATATGTTACCCCAAATGGCTTGCACCTTGTGTGCGGCGGCAACAGCCAAGACAGCGGCTTTGTACGTCCCGTATGTGGCTATGACGGTAAGCAGCACCTTGCCGACGGTTTCCCAATTCTCGACAAGTGCCGTAATGATGTCAAGCGATGTTCCGATAACGCCCTCGGAAGCCTGTCCGATTTGGTTGAACATCTGTTCTATGGTGTCCTCGATATTGGAAATCTGTCCGGCTATGGTCTGGCTCTGCGCTTCCATAAGACCGCCGAACTTGCTGCCCTCGTTCGTGAGGTTGATAATAGCCTGTTCCACCTCCGGGAAATCAACCTTTCCCTCCTCGACAAGCGCACGCACTTGGTTCTCTGCGACCCCAAGCACATTTGCCAACTCTCCGGCTAAAGGAATACCCCTGCCGAGGAATTGGTTTAGGTCTGCCGTGTACATGCGCCCCTGTACCATTGTCGTTCCGTACAGGTATGCAAGGTCGCCGATAGGTATGGAAAGCCCGGCGGCGATGTCGCCGAGCCGGATAAGCGTCTCGTTCACCTTGTCGGCTTCGACACCGTATGCAAGGAGTTGCCTTGCGGCGTTTGATATGTCGGACACCCCGAACGGTGTCGTGGCGGCGGTCTTTATGAGTTGCGACATAAGGGCGTTCGCTTCGTCGGCGTTCCCTATCATCGTCTGAAAGGCGATTTCGAGCTTCTGCATCTCGCCCCTGACATTGACAACCTGCATGGCAAAATCTTTCATCTGCGACACGGCAAAGACACCTGCCGCCGTTTTCCCTATGCTCTTGAAAACGTCGTCAATCTGCTTTCCCTCGCTTACGGCTGTGCCTGTTATGCCTGACAGAATCCGCTTGGATTCCTCTGCGTCGGTACGCAACTGCGAGTTGTCTATACCTGTGCCGTAATATATTCTGCCATTGTCATTCTCCATTTGTCCGTCAATCGAATTGTTCAAAAATCTTTTTCAGTTTGTCCCTGTTCCGTATGTCATCGACCTTTATTGCTTTCTGACGCTTCCGGCTCTTGCCGTCCTTGTCGTCCTCCTTGCGTTTGTAGCTCGGAAGTGTTGCCCCGTACATAACCATGTTGGCGTAGCTCATTTCGTACAGGACGTATTCGACCGGGAGGTTGAAAGCCTTTACCGTTCCTGCGACTATTGCCCAGACGCTGTCGTTTCGTTCCCCACTTTCGTCGGTCGCATCAGGTTTATCTCTGTCAGGAAAGTGGTAAGACCGAAAAAATCCCCCAACTCCATTTTTTGAAGCAGTTGGGCGACAAGCAGGTTGAGCGCACGTGGCGAAAGGTCTTCAAGTATCTGTTTGGCAAGTTCCGCCTTTCGGTCTATTACCCGTTCGACTTCTACTTCTTCCGTCCACTTGACAAGCCCCCACAGGCGGCGTTTCTCAACCGTCTGCCGGGTTTTTACTGTTTCCGTTAGGTTCTTTGCGCCGAGTATCAGTATCGCCGCAATGTCGCCCAAAGGACGGCATTCACGAGCCACAGAAAGGCTTTCCTCGACTACCTTTTCAGGGTCAAGATTGATTTCGGGCAAACGCGAAACAGCCTCCGAAGCAAGTATGAGTGTTGCTGTGCTTGCCGGGGCTGCCTTGTATTTCTTGCCGCCTACCGTTACCTCAATATCCTTTTGGAGTATGGTTTCGGCGACCTTTTCTTCTATTGTTTTCGTTACCATAGCGTGTTGCGTTAAAATTTGGGGCAGGAGGGGGAGTCGAACCCCCGACCTCAAACCCGTTGGGCTTGCGAGCTACCTGCTGCTCTTTCCTGCTGTTGGTTATCCTGAGTTATGCGTTACCCTCCCGACTGTTCGCTCGGTACATAGCTCTTGATTGTCTTGCCCGTCTTCGGTTTCAGCGCACGAGCCACATAGTGGCGTAACTGCCCGTCTGCGGTCGTGTAGCTGTCCTCGACACGCAGGACGGCTCTGTCAATCTGAATAGCCGGACAGTCCTTATCCTGTGCCTCGACACGGAAAGCGTGTTCGCCCGTGATTACTCCGTCGTTGTCCTCAAACGACGGCTCCTCGCCTTTCTTGACGAACTCGTCCCATTCGAGCTGATAGGTATTCTTTCCCGGCAAATAATCGACGAGCGCACCGCCCTCTTCTGTGGCGGTCTTTTCCGTTCCTGCGGTCGTCGTGAGCTGCGTGCTGTCCTCTTTCGGGGTAGGCAACTCTTCCCATTCCCCTGTGGGGGCACCGTCGGTGCTTGTGGCGTGCTTCAAATCGCATTCGCCCCAGTTCAATACTGCCATATTCGTTCAATTTTAATGGTTACTGATTCTGTTTCTTCATAACAGGTTTCGTAACAGGCGTGTCCCCGTCCTGCGTTTCAAGGACAGGCAGATAGCCCACGTTGCCGTCGGTATCCGTTGCGTCTATTACAGCGACCTGCGGAATGTTCAGAGGCGCATAATCATCGCCGAAATACTCGTATTTGAGCTTCACGACGACGAAATGCTGATGTATGTCGGCTTCTTCCTCTGTGTAGATCGTCTGCTGCAACTTGAACTTGTAACAGGAAACCTCGGTCGTCAGACTGTCGACCCACTCCTGCGCAAGGCGTTCAATCCGTTCCGTGCGTTCTCCGTCCTCAACCCATACCCCGTTGTCATACGGGTCTATGTCCGGGACGAATATGTTCACGGTCACGACCCCCGTCTGTATCTGATTGGAAAGCCCGGTTGTGAAAATCACGACCGCATCTTCCTTTCGGCTGTCACGGGGGCGATACCCCTGCCGATAGACCTCACCTGAAATCATCGTGTAAAGGGTGCTGTCTTTCAGCAGTTGATAGATGTCGCCTTGAACCTGTTTCGATGTCTTTGCCATAGCTCCTGTTATTTGAATCCGAGTTGTTTAAGCATCTTGGGTACAAGCTGGTCGGCAAGCAGTTCCGAGCTGTCAAGCACGTTGTAGCCCTTTGCGGACACGTAAGAGGCGTATCGCATTCCGGCAACGACGATTAGCACAATGCCTTTCGGAAACTTCCCGGCAAGTGAACGGGCGTATGACATTCCCGTACTTCGTCCCTCGTCGTTTCCGTCCGGCTTGCCGAAAGAGCCTGTCTTGTACACCTGCCCGTCAACGACCACGATATAACCGACGGAGCTGCGGAGGTTCTTTGTGCGGTCTTTGTACGAACCGTTCTCGATAGCCTCGTTGCGCACTTTTTCGCCTATGGCGCACAGGTTGTAGATGATGGCTTGTTTCAGCCTGTTCATCCGCTCCTTGATGTAAGCGTCTATCTGCGATTTCGGTGTTATCTGTCTTATCGGCATAATGTCAAGTTATTTATTGCTGATTCGGCGTATGTGCCGTTTTCTTTTCGCTTCCGTATGTTTGGGCGTTCCCGTTTTTTCAACACGGCATTCGGGCTGAAATGCGTTTACACCCAAATCCTCAATTCACAGACCGCCTCCAACGGCTCAACCTGCATAATGGAAAACTCCCCGACCACGTTCCCGGCAAGGTCTTTCAACCGTATCTGCTCGGCTTCAAACGGCTGTTCCTCTATCAGCACTGTATATTGCGCCGTAGTGAAATGCTCGCCGTTGACACGTCCGAGTTGGTTGTACTTGTTTGCCGAGTATTGGCAGGGTATCGGGTCGCCCCAAGCCACAGAGCCGGGCTTCTGCGGATAACCCGTTTCCGGGTCAATCCCGCCACCCGTTTTCCGCTTTACTTCGATTGTGCCGTTTTGGATAATCATAGCCGTGAACCTTTATATCCGTAAATGGGTTTGGGCGTTCCTGCCTCGTCGCTTGCCCCGAAATCGTCATACAGGCTGTTTGCCCGGTTGCGGAACTCTTTTCGCTGTTCGTCCGTAAACGAATAGTTCTGTCCGCCCTGTGACACATCAGGAGCTATCGAAAGCCACATCAGGAGGTCAGCGACGGCAAGGTTGTATTCCTTGCTTTTCTGTACCTCCTGTGTCGCTTCGGTTGTCAGCGACAGACCCCGTTTGTCCGCTATCGCAGTCAGCGTTCGGAGGGGAACGGGGTAGGCATTAACGCCTTTCAACGCTTCGAGAACTGTTTCCATAGCTTGTCACGCTTTAATCCCAATCCTGTGCGTCCGTTCTCACATACAGGTTGCGATAAACCGTGTCAAACACGGGTACAGCGTCAGCCTGTCCGATAGTTACCTCGCTCTGCGGCTCTGCCGTGCCGTACTTCTTGACGATCGTGTGCGAGCGTTCCGCACGGAGGATAAGGTCGTTATTCTCCTGCAGGATGTCGTACTGCGTCGAACCGATACGCTCGTTTTCCGTCAGCACCATTCGGCAGTTGTCGAACGGGTTGCCGGAAGTCTGCGAGCCGTCGGAGAACTCACGGGTGATTGTCTGGTCGATGACACGGAGCTGAATGCCGTTGAGCCAAGCCTGTTTTGCGAGCATCGCATTGACCTGCGTAAGGTCGGGGGTCTGTGAGATGCCGAGGGCGTTGGCGGCGAAAGAGGCGCAAGCCTTGACGATTTGGTCTGCCGAGCAAATCTTGTAGAACTCGTCGAGGTTCACGTAGGCGAACTTCGGGTTAAGGTTCTTTGACTTGGCGAGATTGATAAACGTGCGTAAGTCACCGATGATGTCGGCGGTTGCATTGTTCGCCCAATCGACGGTGGTCTTGACTTTCATTTCGTCGTCCACGTCGTAGTCAAGGTCAAACTCGTTGGCGTAGGTTGCGTTGGTCGTTGTCGTGAACGCCAGCTTTCCTGCGTTTGACATCAGTTTGAGACCGACAAATTCCAACTCGGACTGTACGCCGTTGAAACAGAAGTCAACGTCATTGCCCCAATACTGTACGAGCTTCGTCGCATCCTCGTCCTGTGCGAAAGCGAGAGCGGTCTGATAGTCCTTGATTTCAGAGCGGGTCATTTCCCGGCTGATTGAAATGAAAGGAATATCGCCTTTCGCGCTCTCGAAGATAGGACGACGCTTGCGGACGATGGTCGAGTTGTCTGAATGCAGGTCAGCGGCTACGTTCTTCTTTTCGAGCTGATTCCCCAAGGTACGCCAAATGAAGCCGTTTACCTTTTTGACGGGGAAGAGCCTGCCGAAATAGAACTGCGACGCATCGGCTGTATCCAAACGAGCCTGAACCATCTGTTGGGTCAGACCGTGAATGAGTGTATTTACGATTGTTGCCATAAAACGTCAGTTTTTAATAGTTTATGATACCTTTGAGATACTTTGCCACACACTCCGGCAGGGGATTGCCCTTTGTTACGCCCATAAGCCAAGCGTCGGTATCGACGTTCTGACCCTTGACGATAGGCTTGCCCGTACCTGCGAGCGAAAGCGGGATGTATTTAAGCTTGGAAGTCGTCGATGTGGACTGCGCAGCAGCCTCGATAAGGAAGCCTCCCTTGGCGATTGCTTTCAAGGTCGTACCCACCGTGATGGTGTCGTAATCCTTGTTGCTGTCGTCAATGGCTGTAATGGCGTATGCCAAACCTCCCTCGTCGGTCATAACGAAGTCGCCAACCTTGAAGTTGTGCAGCTTCTTGACCTTGATAGCGGTTTCGGAAGCACTTACTTCGGCAACCACCTCGGCGATTTTCACGACGTGGCAGATGCCGTTGTCAGGTGCGCTTAACACTGCGCCCTCACGAAGATAGTCGCCTCCAAGCTCGGAGATTTTCACAGACACGCCGCCTCGGATGTCGGCGACCTTGTGCTGGAATACGCGAGGAACTCTCGTGCCCTTGCGTCTTTGAACTGTCATGCTCATTTTCTTCGGTTTTAATTGTTAGACATTTAGAACGGCTGACCGTCTTTCGGTTTGCCGTCGCGGTGTGCGATAGCTTCCTGCTGCTCTTTTGTCAGCTCGCCCCCTTGGTTACCTGTGCCGCCTGTTACGGTCGGCTTTCCGAAGACAGCCCCTTTTGCCTGTACCTCGCTGACTATGCCGTTCACCTCGTTAGTGATTTCCCCGACAAGGGCGTTGAACTGCTCGTCGGTCAAATTGTCAACGGGTGTCCGCTCGTAAGCCTTGCGGAGATTTTCAGGCAACTTTTCGATGATCGTTGAAAGTTGCTGCTTACGGGTTGCAGTTGTGCGCTCGCCATCCATCTTGTCGAGGCGGTCGTTCAGCTTCTTGTTGCTGTCGATAAGTGCCTGCGCCCAAGCCGGAACTTGCTCATTTGCGCCCCCTGCGGCTTGCTGCTGTACGGTTGTGCCGCTGCCAGCCTGTCCTGCCGCACCCCCGTTAGCGTCGATTTTCTGACCGTCTTTCAGACCGTATTTTGTTTCGTAGTTTTGTACTGCGGTCTGCGTGGCTTCGGTCGCACGGCTGTCGCCGTAACTCTCGATGATTTCGATGTACTCCTGCGTTACCCCTGCGACGGCAGTTGTAACCTGTTCGTCGGTCGTGACAGTCTTGGCGAGCTTCTCGGCAATCCTGTTCAGCACGTTTGCGTTGACCCCCGGAAACTTGGCTTTCAACGCATCAAAAAGTTTCTGTTTCATACTCGTATGATATTTAACTAATCAGATTAAACGCCACAAATGTAATCAATTTCCGGCACAGTGATTATATTGTAATCAGAAAATCGTCGAAAAATTTTCATATCTCGCATATTTTGTTATGGTTAAGGCATTCAAGCCATTGCCGTGTTTGATGATTAAACAAGAGTTAAAAATAAACTGAACAGATAAAAATTTCTTCCGAAAAATGTGTTATTACCAAAATACTTCACTTATATTTGCAACGTGATTACAAGATAAACAGTTTGAACCGCAAAATGACAGCAGATATGAACAAGAACAGTTTGGCATACAGCACGAGGGACGTCAACCGCAACTTCCGTATCAAGGTTGCCGGGGTTGACAACGAGGGCAACAAGATTAACATGCTCGTTGGCGTTTCGGGAGCTTTGAAACTGATAGGGGTTGAGCTTTTGAACAAGTTCCTCAAAAGGGCTTTCAGTTGTATGGACGATGTTTGCGTTTGCAAGCTGCGCAGAGGTTTGAAATTCAGTTTTTACATCAAATAACGGAGGACGTATTTATGGCAAAGAGTATCATCGAGGGCGCATACCTCGTAGGGTTCGAGCCAAGCTCGGACAACCTTTCAGACGAAGCCCTGTATGCGGAGGCAGTAGAATTTTTGAACAATTCAATCAGATTTTAATAACCATCTAAAAATTACAGTATTATGGCACAGACAACCGAATTACAGCAAGGTTTGAACGAAGTAGTGATGAACAAAGTTCAACGGATGATTGACGGCAAAGCCGTCGGAGTACGGGAAACAATGGAACGCCTCGTGAACGAGGGCAAAATTGCACAGGACTACATCGCCCCGATAGGCGTGAACCTGAAAATCAACGACCACAGCCCGGTTATCACATTCAGTGCAAACGGCTCTCTACGAATGGAAATGCCGGACGGACAGTTTACCCTGCATGACAACGCCATAGAACAGCTCGCAGACCGCATGGGCATACCGCAGAGATACCTGCGTGGGCTTGCTTCGGGCGAGCCTTGGGCAAAGCAGCTCGCAGCGACGCTCCTTAACGAGCATAGCGGCTGGACGCAGCGAAGCCGTGTTCTCGTGAGGACGGTCGGAAAACAGGTAAGAGGCGTGTTGAGCGACAGCTACCGCCGCTTGAACAGCGTCGAGATATTGACGGCTTTCGTACAGGAGGCGGCAGATCAGGGAGCGGTTATATCGGATGCCTATATGAACGACACCAAGATTTGGGCTGAAACGATACTCCCGACACCGCTGACAGTTCCGACAGCCAAGAACGGCGACGTGGTTATCTTCGCCGGGGCAAGGTTCAGCACATCGGACTATGGCGACGGTGCCGTTGACATGAGGGCTTTCCTCTTGAACGGGGCTTGCCTTAACGGTATGGTTCGGGAGAGCGTGATGAAGCAGGTACACCTCGGCTCGAAGCTCCCGGACAACCTGCAGCTGTCGCAACAGACCTACGAGCTTGACACCAAGACCACCGTTTCGGCGGTTCGTGACTTGACAAAGGGGCTTTTCAGCAAGGACAACCTGATGAAGAAAGCCATAGAGATACAGGGCGCAAGCGAAATGGAGGTTGACTTTGAACACGAGCTGAAACGCCTGACACGTGACGGAGGGCTGCTCAAACAGGAGGGCAAGGAGGTTGAAAAAATCCTCATGCGCAACGACCCGGAGGACGGCGTGCAGGGAGGGGCGACCCTTTGGAAGCTGACACAGGCTATCACGGCACACGCACGGGAACTTTCGCCTGAAAGAAGCCGTGAATTACACGAATTGTCGGGGCAACTCCTTAACCGTGTGAAAGTAACCGCATAACATAACAATCGCCCGGCAGACAGCCGCAAACAGGCTCTGCCGGGCTTTAATCATCAATACGACTATGGCACAGGAATTTGAATTTGAAGAGAACCAAAACAATTACGGCGTACTTGACTACAAACACGCCCACACGCTGAAACGGTACAAGGAGCTATGCGACGAGCGATGCAAGGTCGATGTCGCCAAATACGACTGTTTCTTCGCTTTCTCCAACCGACAGTTTGACGAGGGGCTGAAATCCATACGCCCGTTACGGGAGGGCGAGAAGCTCGTTTCAATCGGAGCGGGAGCTTACGGGACAAAGGACGGGGCGAAACGCCTGTTTGCGTTCTATGACAGCATAAACGACAAAATACGCACCGAGTGCAATCCGCAGGAGGTGTACGTCTATGAGTACAACAATCACGAGTGCTGCATAGACTGGGACGGAGATTTGAACGCCATCCGCATTATCGCCACCGTGTGGGGCAATGATGTAGCCCGGACAATCAAGCGTAAGAACGCCTGTTATCCGATTGAGAGCATTTTTAAGTAGTTATCGCTGACGATAATTCAGTTATCGCTGCGATATGATTTTTTTAGATGCTGTTTTTCTATGAAATCAGGGAAAGTTCACCAAAAACCGGGTAAAAAGTTGGCAAAAGTCCGACCACCCTAAAATCCGTTATCGCTTCCGATAATCATCTTTATATGTGGTTATCGTTAGCGATAATTATTCAGAAGCCGTGTTATCGCAGGTATAACTCTAAAATTAAGGCGTTCTCACGGCGAAAGTACATATAGTATAGTAAAAGAAAATAGAGTACAGTAAAATAGAGATAATCCTATATCAGGATTATAGAAAAAAAAGACTACTAACGTAGTCTAAAAAAAAGACCCTTACGGGTCAGGCGACCACGCCTCCAATCTTTGGACGGGAAATAACGCCTGACATACGTGTGGGGGCGAAAAACAGAAAAGACAATGGCAAAGAAACAGTACAAAATCAGAGCGAGGCTCGTGTTCAACGGGCAGGTCATAGTGGCGGCGCACAGCCGACAGGAGGCAGAGGCGATAGCGGAGAAAGGTATCGCCGGGCAACTCGGCAAGGTCGAGGTTCAGCCGACGGAGGAGGAACGCATACAGGATTGGGATTTCTCAATCAAGGGCGAAACAGTTATCAACCGAAAACAGGAGGGAGGCGACTGATGGGCACAAAGGATTGGTTCTACCGGGTCGAGTTCAAAGAGCCTCCCATAGAGGGCGACGACCGAACGGCGTTCAACTTTTCGAGCCTTGCCGCCATCTATGAACAGTTCACGCCGGAACAGGCCGGGTGCAAGGTTTCCCGGCTGTGGAACATCGGGGTATCGGACGGCGTTCCATACAACGGGCGCAAGTGTACGATAACGAAAGAGCAGATCCGGCGGAAGAAACAAAGCAAATCCCCGACAACGGGCGATAATCCGACGGACAATAAGTTACACGATTGCGAAAAGTAAAGCCGAAATACGGCGAATTTGAGGAAAATAACTAAGTTTGTAGGCGATATGAAAAAGATACCGAAGATAGTTTTGGACGAAGCCGAAAGGCAGGGTCTTGACAGAATGGCTGCATACCTGTGCGATGTTGACGGTCGGGAGATATACAGCTTGGGCGTGGAGAGCAGGGAGCGTTGGTTTCCCTGCCCACCCGACGCTCCCGTGTTGGTTTCGCTGAAAGACGGTGTGATAAAGCCTTTCGACGACTTGGGCTTAATCGCCGGACTTCTTGAAACGAGCTGAAAACACGGGATTTATCAGCTTGTCGTCAATCCGCAAGACACCTATTGAGCCGGATTTCATCTTGTTGATGTAATCATCGTTGAAGTCCTGCAAACCGCCACGGCGACCTGATTGTGGGTCAAACCATAACAGGTTGCCGTCTTTTTGTCGCTCGACGATGAAGACATGTGCGTTGCCGCCTTTCCATGCGCAGTAAACCTCGTAACGCCCCTGTACCGCTGTTTTATCCTCGATGAATTTCAGCTTGGCAAGCCCGGTATCTTTTATCCCTGCCGACCACTCATAATTTGCCCTCTTTCCGTCCACTGTCAGGAAGCGGTCGCGCCAATCCACTTTTTTGCTTACGCAGAAACGGTGGAAAGCTCTGTAACGCTTGTACCCTTTCAGCAAAGGATTGGGCGTTGCCTGCAAGTCAAACCCACGGCGGCGAAGCTCGTAAGTCATGGTGCAGGTTTGGCAGTTGTGCAGATAGCCCAAGTCTGCGGCATCTGAAAGCGAATAGCCCGGATTGCACTTACTTCCGTCGGCTTCCGTGAAGTTCATTATCTTGCCTTGCAGGACAGGAAGCACCGCCGCCAATTCCCGGTTGTTCTGTGCTATGGCGGCAGAGAACCCGGCGTGCTTCTTGTTGTACGCCAAAGCCGATGCATATTCCTCGTGAGTGTCGTAGGGCATTCTCATCGCATAGAGCTTTGAGTAACCTCTGGGCAGGTATTTCGGGTTGTCCTTGATGAAGTACGGCACGGAGTAGCTGTGCTTCGCACGTTCCTCGTTGTCTTTGAGCCACTGCTTGAAATCGCCCGGCACATCATCGACCCGGTTCACGCTCTTGCCGTCAAGTGGTTTCCCGTCCAATATGCGCCGTGTGTCCTCGGCGATTTCCTCGTCCGTTTTCAGTATCGTAACAGCCCGGCAGCGGCAATGTGGGTGCCAGCCCGTGAATTTGAAGTCCTTGGGATAACGACCTTTCAGCTTGTCACAGATGTCGGTAAACGGCATACCGTTGAGCGTGTGGTTGTTCGACAGTTTGATTTCAATGCCGACAACGAAGTCAAGCTGCTGCCAACGCTCGTAGTCTGCTGTCATATAGGCGATGTTGGTTTCAGTGGCGGCAAGCCTCCGGGCGTTCTTGTACGAGCTTCGGTACACGCCCTGTCCGGGGTGGAATGCCGCCGCACGTTTGGATAGCTGCAACTCCCCGTGTTCGTCCCTGACACGCCGGAAGAGCTTGTCGGGGTATTTCAGATACTGCCGGAGTTCCTGCGACATGTCGTCTGCCGAAAGCCCGTTGCGTATGCCCACATCCAAGCCGAGTTCGATTTCAACCTTGAATTGGTCGGTGTACCGCCACACCCTGTCGGATAGGTTAAGCCCGTTTACCTTGCGCTTCTCGAAAGCCTCCCGTGCGCTGTCGTTGGTGCTGAAATAACGGCGGTACTGTGCCTGTGACAGCTTGCCGACGTTATCCCCGAACACCTGCCGGGCGAGTTCGCTGTTCTTGTTATTGGCAAGCGTCCATTCGGACTTTATCCCGTTAAGAATAATCGACGACAAGCCGTCTTGGAGCTTCTGTAACAGCTTTTCGACCCGTTTCCTTATTGCCGGGTAGTCGTCAAAAGAAAACAACGTGTCGGGCTTGAAATCGGGCAAAGACAAGCCTATCGCCACAGCCTGTGTGATGACCTGGCGATAGAGCCTGTCTATTTCCCGGTCGTATGCCGACAGGTTGCTTTGGTGTCGACGGTCGTACTTATCCGTTGCCATTGTCTGCGTCCTCCCGTTTTAAGAAATGCTCGCACTGTGGGTCTGACAGGAAACGGCAGTATTTCCCCTCTTTGTAGAACGGACAGCGGCACAGGATGAAATGCCCGTCAAGAGCCTTGCTGCACCAATCGTAGCTGTGCTTGCAGTGGCGGCACTGATATTTGGGCTTTTCCTGCTGCTTGCCCCGTTGTGTAGTCATTCTCCTTGCCATAGCCGTTATTCTGTCGGTTCAAATACGTCACGTTTGTTCTGCTCGGCAATCTCCTGCAGCGTCTTGTCTACATCGTCGCTGTGCCCGAACAGTTCTATGGACTCACGCTGCGACATGATAGGCTCGCCGCCGTTCGCCGCCATGAGGTTGTTTATCGTGTCCTTTTCGTCGGTTATGGCAAACGGCGTTATCAGCGTCTCGACTTTCAGAGCGTCGATGTCCGCCGCATAGCCCTCGCCGAGCATTATCTTGGCAAACGCCTTGACGACATTCATCTCACGGTCAAAGAACTCAATCAGGCGACCGCTCTCGTCCTTGACTTTCAACTGCGCGTCGATGAACATCTGTTTGCGGCTCTCGCCCGACAGGGCTTGCTGCGACATCTTCCCGTAGCTCCAATCCGGGAGCTGCAACTGCGTGAAGAAAAGGTCGCGGAGCTGCTCGACATAGAATTTCAGGTTCTCGACAGCCTGCGCCCATGTCACGTATTCTGCCCTGCCGTTCTGTGGGTACTGCATCACGGAGCGGAACTCCTTGTTGGGGCTTTTCTCGTCGCCGTAGCTTATGGCTTCGTCCGCAAACACGATGAAGATAGGCTTGGAGTTCTGACGCAGGTAGTTCCCGTTCCGGCTCAATGCCCATTCGATTTCATAAACCGTCTTTGAGGTGTCCTCCCATATCGGGGTCGGTCGCCACGCATACACGCCGGGGATTTTGCCGAGTGTGATGTTCTCGTTCTCGACTTCTGCCCAGCCTCCGTTCTCGTTGCTCCACTTGATGTGCTTGTCGGCTGTATAGGTGTCGAAGTATTGCACGTACTTCCTGCCTTTCTTCCGGGTGTAGCCTACGGACATGGCTATCATGTCGCCGTATTCGTCGAACAGGGGATAAAGCTCGTCGCCGAGCATAGGCGTGAAGTTCCGGCAGCGGAGTTTCAGCGAAGAATTGAAACCGTACAGCGTGTTCCGTTCCTCAATGGCATACCAGAGAGTAAAGACTTCGCACCCGGCGAAAAGCATATTGCAACGCTCGTTGTTCACGCTGTCTATGCGGTTGCGCTCGTATATGTTTTCAAGGTACGACGCTATCTCCTTTTGCCTGTCGTTTTCGGGCTTGTAAACTCGCTTTATGGGGATGCCCGTTACAAGCTCTGTCATGCGCTTTGTGGCAAGCCTTTGCAGGTCGCACGTAACACGGGTAACGTACTCTATTCCCTCGTCGGTCACGATGTCCGGGTATTTCTGTTTGTTCATTACCGGGTGCTTGGTAGGGTCGAACTGTTGCACCAAACCGAACCGCCCCGACCACACCGGGACGACGATCGTCTTTTCTTTTAAGGCTGCTATTTTACTTTCAGCCGAGTTCTCGGAGTTCAAGATTTCTTCGATTGTCATAGCTATTCCGTTTTTATTGATGATTGATTATCTTCGTATTATCTTCGACAGCCTGTCAAGGTCTATCGGTTGCCTGTTTCGTATTGGATAGAACGTGTTGGCGAGCGCGTCGAACTTGTCGGGGCTTCGCCCGATGCGCTGTTTGATGTCCTCTTTCGGTTCGATGAATATGCTGCCGTTGGACTTGAAGTCAAAGCGTATCGAGGTGGCTTCCTCGTCGAACTGTGCGTCAGGCGGAAGCATCGCCCCCGTGTTGTTTCGTGGGTTGAGCCAGTCCCGGATGCACCAAAACAGGTAGGCTCGCATATTCAGGAACTTGTACTGCCCTGTAATATCCGTAAGGTCACGACCGCTCCGGGCTTTCGCCGCCTCGCTGTACTTGCAACTGATGATGAACTGCTCTTTGTCAATCTCAATGCAACGGCTGTAAACACCTGCGCCTTCTCCGATGGTGTCGATGCTGACATACGCCTCAATCTGCCGACGGCGGTACGCCGCTATCTTCCCGGCTATGCCCATGTGGTCTGCCGCTCCGCCGCTGTTATGGGTTTGGAACGGTGCCACCCACGCACCCTTGCGCTCGCAGAAGCAAGTGTTATCGCGTCCCATACCAGCCACGTCAACGCCGAGCATACGGGTGTCGTTGCCGAGCGGTTCACGTCCGTTAGCCTGTTTCCAACGCTCGTGCGCCAATTCAAGCCACTGCTCCGGGATAAGCACGTCGTCGGCGACTTTCGGGAACTTGCCGAGGACTTTCTTGCGGAAGTAGTCCTCCGGGCGATACCACCGACCCTCAAACTCGAAGTCGTCCATTTCAACGAGGACTTCGCTCTTGTCTATGGGCGTACACCAGTTTTCGACCTTATCCACGACCCACTCATAATCGACCTGACCCGGTATGATTATCCGTTTCTCCACCACGTTGGGTGCTGTTAGGTTGTTAAGGCTGAACCGTGTCCAGCGGTCGCCCTTTTGGCTCTTTGCGGCATAGCCTATCGTGGTGTTGGGGTTGAACACGAGCAATATGCGGCTGTCGCCTTGCAAGTTTCCCTCTATGGCGGCAAAGGTGTCGTCGCCTATACCTGTTGCCTCGGTAACGACGAACATCGTGTGTACGGCGTGGAAGCCCGACCAAGCCTCGTGGTTATGCTCGTCGGCTTTGAAGCCTGTCAAGAACCATTCGGCATAGTCCGTCCTTATGTCAGCGGTCGTCAAACGCCCCGGCAGTAGTATGCCCCTCGCTTTCGCCCGGTTGTAGAGGCGGCTGATTTCAGGCATCATAATGTTCTTTACCTGCCTGTCGGTCGGTCCTGTCAAAGCGACTTTCGTGTTCTCGGCAAGTTCCACCTCGCCGTTGGCGTTGCGCCTCCATCGGGGCGTAAGGTACAGGAATGACATAGCGGCACAGGCGGCGACAAAGTCCTTTCCCCTCGCTGTCCCGGAAGCCACAGAGGTACGCCTGTTGTGCTGTACGCTTGACAGGATTTCCTGCTGCTCTGGGTCGAGGTACACGCCAAACGCCTCGCTTACGAATTTATTCCAATCCGCACGCCAAGTGTCTATCAGTCCAAGACCTTTTTGCCGTATGATGTCTTTCCGTTTCTTCATTCCTTGAAATTTGCCCGTTTATTTGGCTTTTGTCGCCCTTTCTTTTCAAAAACAATAACTTATCCGTCCGAGCGGAAATAAAGCGTCTGTGGGGCTAAAAACAGCCTCATTTGCCGTCTGACTGTTCCGCTTCATCCAACATACCGCTCTCGATAAGGAACGAGGCGAACGACATACCGCCCTGTATGTCCTTTTTCTCCGGGGCATACAAGCCGAGCAGCTTGCGCCGTTCTGCGAGTTGCATACGGATTTCGGATATGTAGGAAGGGTCGCCAAGCCTGATTACCTCCGTTTCCGTCCGCTCTGTCTGATAGGTGCGTATGGAGGTCTGCCCTGTTTCGTTGTCACGGGCAGGAGAGCCTTTCTGCTTCCGGGCTGTTTTCGTGTAGTCCGTCTTTGACTTCTCCCACTGTTCCCACAATTCCCGGACGGTATCGTCAATGCGTTCCAATTCAAGCTGCAGGGCTGCGTCCATATCCTCGATACGGTTCTCGCGCCATTCTTCGAGCAAGCTTTGAATGTCGCTGTGGCAGGTCGCTATTGAGTAGGTTTTCAAGGCGAGCCGCTTCATCACTTCGGACTGTATCTTGCGTATGCTGTAGCCACGTTTGTAAAGCGTCGCCACGATTTCAAGACGGGCGAGCTTTACCTGTTGCCGTTTCTTGTCTTGTGGTTTACTCATGTCAAAGCTCCTTTGTCAGTTTTAGAAATTCCTGATAAAATTCGAGGTTGCAACTCGACAATTCAATATACGTTCGCCCGAACTCCGGGAACGTGTGTACGGCAAAATGGCTCTCCGTAAGCAGCCATAATCCTGTATAGCCTTGTGGCGTAAAGTGGTGGTCTGTAAAGCACAGGATATTGAAGCCGGACTTGCGGAGGGCTTCATCAAACATCTGCCGTATCTTCTGTGGGTTCGTTTCCTGAATCCACTCTGAAAAGTTCCAAATCTTCGCTTGCATATTCTATCTTTTTGAAGTTGTTTTTGATTTCCTTTGCCTTTCCCTTGTAGAACACGAGGATATTTTGATGCATTTTGGCTATCTTTCGGCTTTCCATATACCGTCCAGCCCTTAACGCTGTCGATGCGCCTGTTTCTATCAGGATGATTTCGTTATACAGGCTCATTCCGTTGTCTTTGAAGATGCGTTTGATGTTGCCGCAGAAATCGTAATAAAAGCCTGTTTTCTTATCCCTTACGTCACCGACTACGATAACGGCAAATCGATTGTCTTTCAAACAGCCTATCGCTCCCGTGAAAGCGTTTCGGAGTATGCCGATAAAATCCTCATAGCTGTCTTGGTTGCTTGCGTCGTTAGGGAGGTCGCTGTACACCTCAAGGTCAAAGTACGGAGGGCAACTGAAAAGCAGGTCTTGGCTGTTGGGAGCTATGTGTTTCGCCACATTCTGTCCGTCGTCACAGATATACCGTGCGCTCATTTCCGCTACACGCTCGTTGTTGAGCTGTGCCTGTTCCGGGCGTAGTTCAATTCCGACAAACTCATTTCCGAGGTGAGCAGACACATACCCGAACACGCTATCCCCGGCGAAGCAGTCAAAGGTCTTGCAGTTGTCCAAGCCGAACCACCTGCACACCACCTCCGCCATGACAGGGTCAAGCAACGACACGCCCTGTGATAAGATTTTCTTCGCTTCCCGTTCTTTCACTTCCTCCGGCACGTACTTGTCGAGGTATTCCTTGAACGATAGACCGAGTTCCTCCCTGTGCTGACGGGTTTTCTGATACAGGTCTTTGTACTTGATTTCGGGCGTCTGTATCAGCGTGTCGTTACGGCTTTCTCCAAAATCACCTATCAGCTCACGCCACATCTTTTTGCGCTTCTGCCAATAGCCTTTCCGGGTGTCAAGGATAGAGAACGGCGGTACGACAAAGCGGTCGTTAAGGGTGGTTTTCGCTTCACTTCCTCCCTGCATGCTTCCACCGCCGGAGCTTTCCCCGGCAGCGTCCTCCTGCCATACGTCCACACCCCAATCTACAAGGTCGTCGCTGTCCCACTCGTTGGCGAGGGCATCCATGTCCCACTCACCGAAGCCGACGTTATCCTTGATGATGAACTCCCGTTGCTCTGCGTCCGTCAATTCGGAAGCCTTTATAACAGGTGCGGTCGGCTTGTCTTTCCACCGCAGCCAATACTCGACGAGGTTGTCCTGTTCCGCCTGTGTCTTTTTCTGAAAGTCACGTATGCCGGACAAACGTTCTTTCAATTCGTCCTCCGACATGTCGGCTATGGCTGACAACGCCCGGTAACGCATATTGCCTCCGAGGGCAACCATCGTGTTATCCACGACGATAGGTCGTAGGTCGAGCATCTTCGGCAGGGCGAGCAGGGAGTTTATCAGCTTGTCGAACTTGTCGTTCTTGATTGTTCGTGGGTTCGCAGCGTTCAGTTCTATCTGCGAAAGGTTTACGAGTTCTGTTTTCATAATTCCCAAGGTTTATCGTTCTGAAATTCCCCGAACAGCCCCCAACGGCACATAGAGGCATAAATGGGCGTGTCGAGCTTGAATGCACGGCGCAGCTCTGTCGGGTCGATAGTCTGTGTGCCCTCGCACAAGACATTGCCGACAGCGTCGCAAACGGAAATATCGACTTCCTGCTTTCCTATGCAACAGGCGAGGGAGGTGTACACGTCGCATCCGTATTCTTCTGCGTACTGCCTTGCCAGCTTCCGGGCGTAAAGGTTCAGCGTAAGGTCAGCCTTGCTTCCGTCCTTTGTCCATGGAGAGCCTCCACCTATACGGCAAGCACCTCCGTAGAAGTCCACGGCGAGCTTGCGCCCTGTCGTTCCGCAGTCTGCTATCGGGCTGTGTTGTACGTACCGCCCTGTGCCGTTGATAATGATTTCGCAGTCTCTCTTGGCTATGCCGCACAGGTAGTCACGGACAAATTTCTCGTCGGCTTCGTCCTGCAACGGGATAGCCACGATAAGTTTCTTTATCTCTCCGTCGTCGGTAATGACCTGCGCCTTGATATCAAGCCCTCCGATGCCCGAATCGAACAGGTGCTTGCAGATGCGCTTGGCTATGGTATGCTCGTAAGGCATACCGCACGTGGAGCGGTCAAAGGCGCAATATCCGAAGAAGATGCCTTGGTCGCCCCAGCCGTCAAGCCCTTGTGCGATGTCGGGGGACTGTTGGCTGATGTAGATTGACACGTCGAGCAGGTTGCCGCAGATTGTGTTCCTGTCGCCCCACTTCTGTTGATACTCCCGTGTGTACCCGATTTCATTCACGGCGGCACGGACGAAACCTGCAATATCCTGTGCGGAGAAACGGTGCTTGCTTGACACCTCTCCGCCGAGCGTCACTTGATAGCCTTTGATTTGCACTTCGACCGCATACCTTGTCTGTGGGTCGTGTTCAATGTATCGGTCGAGGAGGTACTGCGAAATGTAGTCCGCCACCTTGTCAGGATGCCCGAGCGATACGTACTCTGAAAATCTAATCATGGTCGTTACTGTTTGATTGTTAATGGCACAAAAGTAGCCAAAATGATTATAATATAATCACATTAAGGCAAAAAAGGGGCATTTTCGGGGGTATTTAGCCCCAAAATCGCGCTTTTTATGAGATTTATAGTCGATAGCTTGTAAAGCTCGTCCGGCGTTGTCCTGAACACCCTCCAACCCATTAGTGTGGCGGTGTTGTACTTCTCGATGTCGCCGAGGAAGCCCTTGGGGGAGGTATGCCGTCCGCCTGTCCATACGCCGCCCTCGACCTCCAACGCTATCTTATGCTCCGGGATAGCGTAATCGAAACGCCACCGCCGGGTAGGGTGGAACTTGTACTCCTTGACGCACTCTACCTTTAAGTCCGTCCGGCAGATTGTGGTAAATACGTCCCTTATTTGATACGAATTCGCCGTCTGTCGGCTTTTCTTTGTTTTCGTGTTAGGTTGCCTGTTCATCGTAAGAAAGTTTGAATTTGGGGCGCATTCAACGCCAAGACGACAGAACGGGGATTGCTCCCCGAACTGCCCTCCTGTGCGCTCCCGGTTGATACTCTAAAACGGCAGGTCGTCATCGTCCACAACCACCGCCGAGGTGTCTATGGGCTTCGGGCTTGCCTTAATCTCGTGCATACCGCCGAGGATGGGTGTGCTGTTCCTCTCTTCCTCGGTCATTGCGTCGTACTGTTCTTTCGGGAGCGACACCTTGACGCAGTGTGTATCGTTGTACCGGGATTCCCTCATTTCGATAGCCGTCATATTCAGATAACAGCCCTTTTCGCCGAGGAACATTCCGCTGTCCTCTATCGGGATAATGAGGCAGCGTTTCACTGCGCCAGTCCGTCCTTTCAGGTCTTTCACAAACGCCCCCTTAACTTTCAGGAGGTCTGCCTTGATGCTGTAATTTGCCATTTTTTGTCGCTTTAATTAGTTGAAAATTCGATTTGTTAAATAAAGTTCGGAACATTTGCGTTCAACGGTTTACCACCTTTTCAGTGGTGTTTCCGCCTCCTTTTCGGGTTGCTCCGTACCCGGTGCCAATAGGGTTTCCGGGTGCAGGGTTTCTGTGCGTGAAGCCTCTCCCGGTAGGGTGGGTACGTGCGCCGTTTCCCCTTAGCCGGGTGTACCGCAAACTCTTTAAGGCGTTCCACCACGTTTGTTATCGCAAAGCCTTCCGCCATATCCTTTTGCATTGAGGCTATATCGTCCAATGCGTCCTGTACAACCTCTCGTAACACTTCGGATAAAGCACAAAAGGCTTGGTTAAGCTCATCTACGCTTGCACCTATCGTTTTTACCTCGTCTGCAATATCTTTGAGCCTGTTACCCCAATTAGTTTCACTCATCGTCCTTTCCTCCCGCTTGGTTGTCCCGTTCCTCGTAGTCGATGTAAATATCCTCTACCGTCCCGGTTTCCGAGCGGTGGAAGCGTATGCGGCTGATAAGTATGCCGCCCTGTTCAAACTGCTTGTTGGCAGCGGAGAGGAAGCTGCGGATTTCCTCAATGGTTATCGTCCGTTCCATAATTACCTCCTTTCAATAATTCGGGGTTGTCGTAGATGTTTCCGATAACCTCTATTTGTTCAGGGTAATCGTCTTTGACGGTGCTATACAGCGACCAATCGCTTTCCCCTGCCGGATGATTGACATAGACAACATCGTAACAATAACCTCGGACACCGCCTTTTACCCAACCGATAGCCACGCCTTTAGCCCCAAGAATATCTCCCTCGTATATCTCTTTACCTTTTCTATCGTACATACCTGTGAACTGTCCTACCGTTTCGGGGTCTGTGAAAAATCCTGCTGTTCCCGGTTCGTGGATATAACAGGCATCGCCAACCTGCATGAGGTTTCCATAATGCCATTCTCCTGTGTGTAGGCTTTTGCCTCTGAATTTTATTTCTCTGTTCATTTTTCTTTATGTCTTGTAAGTTTTCTAATAATCCGATTTAGGTAGGCATTTTCGCTTTCGAGGTCTTTAATCTCTTGGCGCAAAGCCTTTACCGTCTTGTTATATTGTTCACGCTCAAACTGCGGAAAGGAAATATCGTTCCGGCAGGTGCAATCCTCCATATCGCCTGAAACAGCGACAGCCATACAGCCGGGTATCAATACCTTTTCGCCCCGTTCCGTGTAGATGTAGTGGCATTTCATAACACTATCAGAATAGGGTTAGTTGACGTGGCACGCCTTTGTGCCGTTCCATTGTCCGGGCATATCGTGGGCATTTATCGCGATATGGGCAATTCCCCGATTTTGCCTGTGTGAACTTCTCATGCCAAACCTCCCAGACTTTGGTCGTTTCATCGTCAAACATGAATCCAACCAAATCCATACAGAAGAACACCTTGCTATCCGTCTTGGCATCATGAAGTTCAACAAGCCCGTTACTCTGCGGTCTGCTCATCTTGGCCTCCTTTCTTCAATTCTGCAATGAGTGCATCTGCGAACATAACAGCATATTTTGCCTGTTCGTCAGGATTACCCATATAGACATTGCTACAAGAATTGCTAAGAAATGCAGCAATCATTTCTTTCGCTATCTCATACCTCCTTTGGCTCCAATCTATGTTGTTAGTCTCCAAAAACTCTAACTCTCTTTCTTTGAACTCGCGAAAACGCCCACTGCAAAGTTTACCCAACCATGCGTCAAGTTCGCCCTCCCAATGGACATCAACTACCTCGCCTGTGTCTTTAATTCTTGCTTTCATATCATTTTTCTGTTATATGGTTAAAACGGACATTCCTCATCGGTGGGCATCGGCAGATCGTCGTAACTGTCCCAATCGAACTTTGCCGCTTCCGCTGCGTCCTGTAACCGTCGTTTTTCTTCTTCAATCAAATGGTTGCTATTGTCCCAAACAGGCTCTTGCCCGTTGGTATAGGGCGTGTACCGCCCGTTGTTCAGGTTGTATTTGAACAGTGCCGTTCCGCACTCTCCGAGGTGTCTGAACTTCACCTTTTGCACGTGTACTTCCACCGTGTTTTCAATTCGGTTGCGGTGTACCACGATACCGAAGTCTGCTTTGTTGTTGAAATTCGCCGAGCCGCTGATGTCGTACAGCGTCGGTGCTTCGATTACTCCGTCCTTGTTCTTGGGCATCTTCGTCGGGTGCGCCATAAGGATTATCAGCACGTCGTTCAATTGTGCGAAGTTTGTCAGCTTGTCAAGCAGCCGGGATATGTACTTTGTTTCGTTCTGCCCCTCGCTCTCGTCTTCAAGCCTGTTGTACGGGTCGATTACAAGAGCCTTTATACCACGCCGCCGGACGAGGAATTTCGCCCGTTCAAGTATCGTGTCAAGCCTGTAATCGTTGTGGGGAGCGATAAAGAAGAAGTCCGTTTCGAGGTGTTCCTTGACCTGTTTGTACTCCCCGAAAGTGAGGTGCTGCTTGTCGAACTTCTTGCCTGTGAACTTCTCTATCAGCTTCGAGGCGTGATAGGCGAGCGGTGCGTTTTCCGGGCTGAAATAAGCGAAACGCCAACCGTACCGCATATTCAGACGCTCGGCTATCTCGTCGATAAACTCCGACTTTCCGCTGCCCGGTATGCCTGTTACCACGCAGAGGCGTTTCGTTTCAAAAGATAACAGGCGGTCGAAATTCTCGTGTCCTATCGTCACGCCTTTCTGCATTCCGTATTCAAACAGAGCGTCAAGCGACTGCTCAAAGTCCGACACAGTGAAAATGCCCTCTATCTTAATTTCGGGTGCGTTGGCGAGGCATTGTAACAGGCTGTCCCGTCCGAACTTCATCAGGTGTTCGTTGGCATCCTTGCAGCCCTCGCCATATTCAAGAACCCGGCAGCGTTCCGCCCCGAAACGGCGTATCAGCTCGTCCCGTAGCATAACGCCCTTTGTGTCGGTGTCGGAGGCTATGAAAATCGTGTCCTTGTCGTCGAAATAGTCCTCTATGTAGTCGTCAAGGTAGTCGAGGTTGGCGTTTGCCCCGTTGGGTACGCTTACAACGTCGTGTCGTCCGCACTCATAGAACGACAGGGCATCCATTTCACCCTCCGTGATGATGCACTCCTTGCAGCCTTTGATAGCGTCGATGTTGTACGGCAGGAGTTCCGCCCCCGACACGAGCTTGAAACACTTGTCGCCCGTTCGGTATTTCGTGTTCACGAGTTCCCCGTTGTGGTAGTAGTTGAACTGCACCGTGTTCGCCTGTCCGTTCTTCTGTGGCATCCACTCGCTGCCCTCCGTGATTTTCATCGCTTCGACCGTAGCCCGGCTTATCCCTCGCCCGGCGAACCATGCGAGAGCCTTGTCGGACAGCGTTGCGTTGCCTGTGTGCGTCGGTTTCTTGTACACGGGCTTCTGCCGCCGTATGGGTGCGTTGTTAAACCACGGCTGGCGTTCCATCCACCTGCGCTTCTCCTGTTCGTCCGGCTCTTTTGCGCAACCGCTGAAACCGCAGTAGTGGCATTTGAACATACCCGTCGACAGGTCAACGGAAAGGCTCTTGTCACGCTTGTCGTGGCGTTGGTCACGGCATTGCGGACAATGCACCTTCACGTTGCCTGATGTACGCCCGTAGGGTATCTTTATCCCGTATTTCTCCCAATTCATCATAACAGAACCCATTTAGCCGTTGCACTATCCCAAGCGTGTCTGTCGCTCGGTCTTGGCGGTGCGTCCTGCGGTATTGTCGCCTTTCCCGACCCGTATGTGCGCCGTCCTGTTTCCTTGTCGATGTATTCGCCGACACCGAGTTTCGCCCGGCTGTCGTCAGCCTGTGCCGCCGCTCCACGCTTGTTGTCGTAGTTGCCCTCCATGACCTTGATGCTGTTTCCGCTGTTGCTGAACAGCCAATCGAACGTCGCCACCCACTGATGGCTGTTGCTGCCTTTGAGGAAGTCGCTCGCCTGTATGCGCCGGAAAAGGTCTTCCGCCGTCTGCATCCACACGTCAGGCGTTTTGCCCCACTCGTCGCAGCGGCATTTGATTTTCTGCCTCCTTGCCTCGCTCAACTTCTGCACCTTGGGCAGAGAAACGCAGACAGAGTTCCACAGGTCGGCGATACCCTGATAAGGGTATTGTATATTCTTCTTTTCTCTATTCTCATTTGGTTTACTCTCTTTTTCTCTATTATTGTTTACTATACTATGGGGGTTATCGCCGTGATAACTATCGCTATCCGACGTTTCCGCTTCGTTATCCCCGTTTTTGTATTGTTGTCGCCTGTTTATAAGCCGAGCGAGGCGTTCCCTGTCCCGTTTGCGCTTCTCCATGAGGGAGGCGAAACGGCGTTGGTGCGCCTCGCTGTACAGGTGCTGGTCTTCGGTCATTTGGAGAAGCCCTACCTTGCAGCAGTAGTCCACGATTTCCTCCAAAAGCTCGACCGTCACGTCAAAGTCAGCCGCGAGCAGCTCCCGGTTCAACTCGTTGTAATCTATCTCGAAATACTCGCCGTCGGTCAGTGATTCAAGGATGAAGCACCACACGGCATACCCCGTATGTTGGAACTTGCGGCGCAGGGCTTTGACCTTTACGTCGTTCCGCATATCAGCGTCATGGCTGAAATACTCTGCGTTGTTTTTTTGAGGTCGTGCCATAATCTGTTCGGTTAAAAGGTTGCTATGATTGATTTGCGCAATTTCTCGTTCCGGGCGTTCCACTCGAAAGTCCGTATCATCCACTGCCTGTATTGCAGGGGTATGTCGGCTATCCTGTTCCCCTTGTACTTGCCGAAAGGCATTATCTCGATGGGAGCGTCAGCCCGTGCGTCGATAGCCTGTGTGTCCTCACGTGTGTACTTCCCGATGTCGTGTATGGGTATGCCGGAGAGGAGCCGTCCGCCTGTTCCGAACATACGCCACATCTTCCCCTGCTCAAATCGGATATCCTCGACACGCCCGAAGCGGCTCACGTTGCCGCCGAGGTCTATTATCAGGGCATCTTCCTTGCTCTTGTCTATACGGGTGGCACGTCCGATAATCTGATAATACAGGGCTATGGAGGCGGTGGAGATACCGAGGACTATGCAATCTATCCCCGTGTAGTCAAAGCCCGTAGAAAGCACCCTTACGTTGAAAATAACCCGGATCTGCCCGGCTCTGAAACGCTCTATCACGTCGGCACGCTCCCGTTTGTCCATGTCGCCGTATATCACGGCAGAGTTCTCATACCGTTCTGACAGGTCGATAGCGTCCTGTACGGAGGGCGCAAAGGCAAGTATGTGCTTCCGTTCCGGGTGACGGTCGAGAGCGTCGATGATAGCCTGTGTGCCGCCGTTCGCCTCGTATGCCTGCTGTACGCTTTCCTCTGTGTACTCGGATTTGGAGGTGTTGAACACCAACAGGCTGTCGTCAAAGTCCGAAGCCTCGTACAGCAGCTTGCTCCAATATCCGAGCTTTACCATTTCTGATACCTGCCCGACGTGGATTATCTCCTTGAAGAAGTTGCCTTTCTTGCTCCGGGAGGTAAGCATCACGAGCTTTGAGAACGTGCCGCCCTCCCTGTCCCGGTTCGTCTGCAGCTTTACAGGCGTGGCGGTTATGCCGAGGACGTGCGTTATGCCGCTGTCTTTGAGGAAACGTCCGAGCATACTGTCTGCCTCACGGGGGTAAAGATGCGCCTCGTCGATGAGCATCTTCGTGAAGCCGTACCGCTTGAATTCAGCCCCGAGGTTCTTTATCGAGCCTATCGTGGCGTAGGTTATCTGTGCTATCTCCTTGCGCCCGAAACTCGCGCTGTAAATCCCGGCATTCGAGCCGAAATCTCCGCACAGGGTGCAATACTTCAGATAGTTCTGCTCCAACAGCTCCTTTGACGGTTGGAGGACTATCAGCTTGTCGTTGCTGTTCTTGGCTACGTATGCGGTCAGGATTGACTTGCCCCAAGCCGTAGGCAGGACAATGAGGCTCGGCTTCGGCTTCGCCTCCTGAAAGAACCGTATAGCCTTTTCTATCGGTTCGGCTTGGTTTTCCCTGAGTGTTATCATATCGCTGTTATATGGAAAAGCCCCGTACTTAGGGCTAACCACGCATAACAGCTCGCGTCGGAACGCCTTTCGGCTGCTCCACCCATATACAAGGCTTTTATTTTCTATGTAGTTTATACTGTTCATCTTTCGGTTATTGCAAATATACACTGATTATATTATAATCACTTCAAGTCCATAGGAATTTTTAACCGGGCAGTTAATTCTTCCTTTGAAAGCGGCTGTTTCGCTTCCAATACACGGTGCAACTTCATCGCTAACCGCTTCGTGTTGTACGTCCTGTTATCAGTCCCTTTCATATTCTCGCACATCAGCTCAATGTAGCGGAGGATGTCGTCCCGTTGCTTGTTTGAAATGATTATCATTGCCATAGGTTTTTTGTCGGTTATTTCAATAGGAAACGCCGTGCGCCCTGTACCTCTCTCGTGAACTCCGCAGCCATGTCGGGGTGCGCAGCCTTGAAAGCCTTGTCGTCGAACTTCATCGACGGCTTCGGGGCTTTCCAAGTGGCGAGCGTCTGACCACCGTAGCTGATAGCCTCCGCGTCGCCGAATGCGACCTTGATTTTTCCCTCCAAAGTCGCTTTCCTTTCTTCAAGCTCGGCAAGCTGGTCTTTCAGCCCTTTCAGGTCTTTGTACGCTTCAAACACTTCGTCGTTTACCTCGACAATCTTTCCGTCCGTATGGCGGTTGTATTTCAGCAGAACGTCCTGTACGGACTGTGCCGTCGGCTCTTGTTTCCCGATGATGTTGTCCGTCCAAAATCTCTCGACCTCCTCGACGAGCCATCCGTAAAAGGCAGGAACAAGTTCCATATCCTTGTAGCCGAACTCTCGACCGGAGCAGAGCCAAGCGAGGCTTCCCTGTTCAAGCTCCGCAACCCCGAGTTGGTATTGAACCTGACAGAACCAATGCTTTGGCAGGTCGTTCTCGTCAATCTTCATCTGCGTGGTCTTGCATTCCAAAATCCCCTTGTTGGAGTTGTTCTTTGCCATACCCGTAAGCCAATAGGTGCGGTCGGGGCTTACTTGGAGATAGGGGCGTACCTTATTGGCTATAATCCAATCCCCGGCGGAACGCTTGATGATTTCACGTCCTGTTTCATCGTGCCAAAACATTGCAACGGCATCTTCGAGATAGTGTCCGGCTTTCATCGCAAAGGTTTCGTCCTTGGCAGGGTCAAGCCCTAACTTGCGTCTCCATAACTGATACGGGGTCTCCCAAGGGTTCAACCCGACAATTGTTGCTACTTCACTGCTTCCTATACCGTTCTTGCGGTGTTCGAGCCATTCTTCCCGGCTCTTGGGTCTGATAATTACATTGTTCATATCGCTTTGTTATTTTGATTAAAATTCGTTTTTACGGGGCTTTCGCTTCCCGGATAGAGTGTCATACCATACAGGCGGTTATCGGCGGCGTACAAGGTTGAAATCAGCCCAAAGGTCGATAAACTGCTTGCCGCAGTAGACCGCTAACGCTTCGCTTTTCAAGCAAAGGCGAGAGCCGATGTACGTATTCGTATTCGAGGGGGCGTAATGCGAGTACGCAAAGGCGAAGCCCGCATATCCTGTTTCATAATCGCCTGTGGATATGAGGTGTCGTTCTTGCTTTTCCTGTTCGTCCATATCCTCAATCTCCTGTGTAGTGTAGAGCCAAAACCAAGGATACCACCTTACCTCATCTTCTGTAAACTTTGGTTCCCAACCCTCGTTTAAGGCGGCGCAAATTACCCTTAGTTGCAAATACGCTTCCAACTCGGGAGAAAGGTTCTCGCCTAAATGCCATTCTTTTACAAACGGGTGTTCCTCTCCGAGTTCCAACATTGCATCTTCAAACGTCTTGATGCGCTCTGTTACGGGTCGATTGTCGGCTTTCTGTGCCGTTTCTGAACTTAACTCGGGGAAAAGTGCGAGAAGAAGTTTCTTTCCGCTCTCATCGGCTGTATTAAACGCAGCCTTTACGTTTTCAATTTTGATTTCCATAATGCTGTTACTTTTTGTTGGTTGATGATTTCTTGTTGTCTTTCTCTTCCTTGATTTCGCCCGTTTCAGGGTCAACATTTGCCGGAACAGCCGGAGCTGCGCCCGTAGCCTGTGCCATAGCTGCTGCCGCCTTTTCCTGCGCTGTGGTCGCTTTCTTAGCGGCTTCCTCCTGCGCTTTGGCTTCAATGGCTGGCTGAACGAATGTTTCCTGTACGGTGGTCGTTCCCTCCTTGATTGCATTCCATGTCGCCCGGAGTTCAAAGAGGCGTTCCTTGTCAATCTCCGCAACGGTCTTGATGCCGAGATATTGGCAAATCATGGCTTCCGTGACCCCGGCTTTTGCGAAGTTTGCCAAACAGTTCTTACGGGCTGTTTCAACGTCGATAGCCTGTCCGAGAGCGACCTGTTTCACGTTGTTGATGATTTTCTTCGTTACCGCCTTGGGGATAACCGTCAAAACAGCGTTGCGGAATGCGATAGAGGCTGCGGCGTTCCCTGTCACAACCTGCATGTCCTCGCTGTACGTCTTGCCGTATTTGTTGGTTATGCGGCGTTTTACTTCCTTGCTCACGGCAAAGTTCGTTTCAAGGTCGTGGCAGATAGCCTGTGCCGTTATCATACGTCCGTCGTTGCCGATGATGCGTGTCTGAACACGGAGGTTGCCCCAAGCCCCGGCGATGATTTCCGCCATACGGACTGAAAGCCCCTCGATGATGTTGTCGTTTCCGTTTGCGTCCTTTCGCCGGAGGACATAGAAACAATCCTCTGCCGTCTCTTTATCCATTGTGGCGTATGTCGCTATCTTGTTAAGACAGGCGGCAAGGTCACGTGGGTACTGCTTGGCGGTGGCTATCTGAATGTCAACCTCCGCACGGTCAATTGCTTGCAGCATTTCAGCTTGCTTTACTTCGATGATTTCGTTATTCATTTTGATTTGAATTTATTTGCCCTCTGACTGGTTCGGGCGTTCCGTTATTTGTTTCTTGTTGAGTGAGTACCGGGCAAATGTCACGGGCTTGCCTGTCACCCGGTTAATCCCTGTTTCCATCGTCTTTACGATGTCAAGCCCCTCACGGCGCAGATCGCTTATTCTTGACGCAAGGCGATAACAGCCGAAGTCCCTTAACGCTTCAAGCCCGGTTATGCTGCCTCCCTCCAAGAGCCGCTGCCGTATGAGCTGGTTGTGTGTTGATGCTTGTTTCATATCCGTTGTCATTTGTGGGTTGCTACATAAGTGCTTGCCTTGCCCTGTATCTCTCCGTCCGTGAGGATTTTCGTGTCAAGCATCCACGCCTCCAACTCGGCTTTCTTGAAATACAGCTTGCGCTGCTTCTTGAAATGCGGTATCTTCTTTCCGCTTGTCAGTCGGTAGATGTGTCCGACGCTTAATCCCGTAAACAGGGCTGCTTCCTCGATATTCAGAACCGTTTTAGACCCTATCAGGGTAAGTTCCGCTATGTGATCGAGCTTGTTGCTCAAATCCTGTAATGTCGTATCTGCCATATCCTTTCGTTTTTAGATTTCATCGTCCTCGTCCAATTCTTCCGGTAGATACCCGGCTCTGTGCAGACGCTTCCCTACGTAGAAGCATATCAGGAGGCTTGCCATCGCAACAGCCTTAATCAGAAAGAACTCGCCGAACGGCATAGGGTCACGTGGGTCTTCCTCTCCGGCGAGGACAATAAACGAAAGGAAACCCCAAATGCCAAGCATCCATACTGCCGCCCACTGTACGGCTTTGCCCCGTTTTGCCTTATTCTTCTCCATAGTACAATTCCGTCATCTGTCTAAATAAATTTTTGTACTTAATCATAAGTCTTATCAGGCGGTTGTTCTCTCCGTTCAACCGCTTGTTGGCAAGTTCGAGAGCCTTTATGTACCGCTCGTCAGATTTACCATTCCGGCACACCGTGATTTCAATGTCTGCCATTTCAGGTTGCAGGTCGTCGTCAAAGCAGCTTATCGTCGTTTGACGCACCGTCTTACGGGTTTTCTTCGTGGCTGTTTCCCCGTTCTGTTGTTGGGCTTTCCGTTCCCAATACGCCTCGACATACTTCTTGTTGTATTGGTATTTGAGCCTGTTCGCTTCCTTGCTTGCCATAGCTTACCCCTCCTGCATGTTTAGACGTTCCTCAACCCGGCGGCGGATAACGTATATCGTGCCGATGCTGTGTATGCCGTATTTGTTCATCAGGTGTTCCATAACGACCGTCTTGCTCTGTCCCTTGACAGACATAAGGTCGTTGTATTCGTTGTAGATAGCCAAGTCGCGAGCCTCTCGCTCCGTTTGGCATTGTGTCTTGAAAACCTTTGCTTCCATATCTTTGTTATTTAGTGAGTTGCTTTCTGAATGTCACATCTTCCATAGTGGAGGACAAGGCGAGTATGCGTTTCAGCTCGTCCCAATCAATTTCCCGGTCGTCGTCCGGGCGTTCCGACGGTGTGCTGTCGAATAGCCTGTGTTTTTGCACAAATGCCTGTATCATGTCGTGCAGGAGGCGTTTACGCTCTTTTCTATATTGCGCCTTGAAGAAATCGTACATGTTCGATACGTCGATATATTCAATATCAGACAGTGCGATATAAACCTCCTTTTTGTATTTGTTGTAGGTTGAATCACAGAACGCATCACTTTTGCTTCCGAGGTAGTTTACAAGAACCTGTATCAGCAGGGTTCGTTCCTCGTTGCTGTTATACTTGAAAATCCTCGTCTTTTTGCTGTCGTCGCAAATGTCCTCCAAGGTCAGCCCGTGCCGCCGGAGTTCGGCTTCCAACAGGCGGCGAGCGTTGTCCGCTTCCCCCTGTTCGCCTCGCTCGGCAAGTGCGAGCAGCTTTTTGAGCTTGTCGATAATTCTGTCCATTTTCGGTTATTTTTTCAATTTTACTTATTGGTTTATTTCTTGTTTTATAAATAAATTCATAACTTTGTGCGGTTATAAAACCGTAACACGCTGCAAATATAAACAAAGTTTCGTTTTCATAAAAAGAAATCGAAATCAAATTGCTATTTTAACAATAATTAAAAGTGGAAATGACAGATATACAGCGCATTAAAAAGGTAATAAATTGGCTTATCTTCCAAGATGTAGCCGAGAACGAGCGAGATTTGTCGGAGAAGATGGGTTATACAAAGTCCTCATTTTCACAGATAACTAACGGAAAAGTGCCTTTGTCTGACAAGTTCGTGAAAAACCTTTGCTCGTTTGATGAAAATATAAACGAAGTTTGGGTAAAAGAGGGAACGGGAACGATGTTCAAGAATAACCCGAACAGTGAAAACGGAGTTACTATCCCGGAGAGTGCCTGGAACGTGATACAGAAACAGACCGAGAGCCTTGCCGCCCGTGACAGGCAGATTGACGAGCTTATCGGCATGCTGAAAGACCAGATTCAAGAATACAAAAAAGCGGTTGCCCGGCTGGACGGCAATGCCGCCTCTGCCGCTGCCGTGTAGTCGGCTTCGGCGTATGGGAGAGGAAAGTGCCTAAATACTGACCATTTAACGATACGGATATGAACAGCAGATTACAGGAGATAATCAAATACAAGACGGGAGGGCGCAAGACCGCCTTTGCGGAGCTTATGGGCTGGACGCCACAATACCTCGCCAAATTGCTCAACGGAGAGAATTTCGGGTTGCAGCCCGTGTTGTCAATCCTTGAAAAGCTGCCGGAGATAAACGCCCGTTGGTTCCTGTTCGGGGACGGCAGCATGTTGGAGGTGGGGAAGATGTTCGACCTCCAGCGTGAAACGATGAACCATATACAGGAACTGCTCAACCTTGACAAGTACATACCTTATATGTCGCCGGAGGAAATCCATCAGTTCGAGGAAGCCTTGACGACGGGCAAAAAGCCTGTTTTCAGCCCCGACACGCTTTCCAAATGGCAGGAACGGCTAAACACCCGTGAGAGTGAGATAAACGCGAAATTCGCCGAAGCAAACAAAAAATCGGAGGAACTATGCAGACAGAGGACAGCCAAAAAGTGATAAAGCGTTTTTTTGAAGCCCTGTACTACCTGAAAGACATGAAGATTATCCGGGGCAAGCAGACGTTCACAAACGAGTTCGGGATAAACCGTTGGAATTTGAACACGCTCGAAAAGGATATGTCACGGGACATCTTTCAGGTGTCGTGGCTGACCTATCTCGTGCAGAAGTACGGCGTTTCTTCTACGTGGCTTCTGACGGGCAGGGGAGAAATACTTGCGTTCAACAAAGACAAAAAGAAAGAGGACAAAGCCGAAAAATAG